AGGTACTCGACGCTATGGTGGCTGGGGTGTGTCTGGTGAGGTACCCAACCTTACTGTGACGCCATCGATTAATATTGGTGGCTTCTATCATGGCTGGTTAACTAATGGCCTTATCAGCGATGACTGTGAAGGTCGCAAATATGACGCTGAAGGTAATTTGCTGCATGATAAATAACCTATAGAGACTAGCCTTTGTGCTAGTCTCTTATGGCCGTATAACTTCCTTATTGTATGTATAATGAAAGGAGGTATATATGGAATTCGTAATTCCGGATTTAGATGTACAGTTAATCTTGAAGACCATGTACATCGTTTGTATGCTGATGCTGATTGCAGCTACATTGTTTGTTTGGCAACATCGTGCCTATTTGCCAAAGATTGTACACGATTGCCTGACGGGTCCTGATGGCGAAACGTATGATCCAGCAAGGGTTATTGGTTACCCCATAATCCTCGTTACAGCGTTTATTATCATCTGCATGAACATCTACAACGGTATGCAGGGAAAATGGGATGGTAACGCGTTTGTGACGCAAATAGGTGGTTTACTGTTAGCCCATCTTGGTCAGTCTGCTGCTGTACTGATCAAAGGTAACCAAGAACCTAAGGCGCCAGTCGTTCCGACTGAACCAACTACTCCTATTTCCACACCGGGTACGCCAACTTCTCCACCGATTCCAGTAGCACCCCATGCGGTACCAGTAGCGCCCGTAGTGGCAGCCGCCCCTATTGCTAAAGCACCGGTCGAACCCGTAGTAACGACAGTGGTAGAAGAAGAGCCACCTATTACTGATCCAGTACCAGAAGTAGTGGAAAAACCAGTAAAGGGCAGCACTCGTGTAAAGACTATTCCGAAACCACCTAAGAACAAGTAAAGGAAACTTAATGAGTACCGCCAATGAATTGCGCACCATGCACGATGGTAAGCGGAGACGGCACCGTGTAGAAACCTTTGCTATTCGTAATGGTTTGATTCTAGCTTCCTGTGATTACAATCGTTATCCTGAACTACCGGGTGGTGGTGTTGATAATGGCGAGAACATCGCAGCAGCGGGTAAGCGTGAATTGGAAGAAGAGGCTGGCTGGGAATCCAAAGATTACAACATTGTGACTTTGGACCACGACTGGGTATGGAGTGGTGATGTCAACAGTACCGACCGCTGGTTACTTAGCCTAGGCTGTGTAGAAGAACAGTTCTATGCAGTTACTTGTGTCCCGCTTCGATTCAAGCCTACTCCATTGTACGGTAGTGCCGGTGATGCGCTAGAGTTTGAAATGGTATCGATGGACCGTGTCTATCAGGATACCAAGATTCATCTTGAGCGTGGTATGCTGCCACGTCGCCGTATGCAAGCTGAATTCCGTCTACATGTGCTTGAACTACTGATGGCTAATGCAACAGTCTAATGTCATATAAAGCCCTCCAGTCTCGGAGGGCTTTTATGTCGTTCCTATCTTTTTTGAAGCATATATCATCCAAGTGAGGTGTATGAAAGGCAATTAAATACAGCCTGTACATATCACATAGGAGTGGATTTACCTAATCCCGTTTTTATGCCGGACCAACCGTATCTCAGTAAGTATTTGTAAAACCGACGTGCTTTCTCAACTATAGCTAAATTTAAATAAGAAGGAATCATCATGGAATCCACTAAAGTCAATGTATTTCCGAAACACACTACCGGCGATAACATTACAGACGCCGTCCCCAGTGGTCAAGTAGTGTTGATGAAAAAGCTGCGGGATAATAAAAATCCAACCAAGCATGACAGCTATATGTACCTACTCAAACCGCATCGTTACAGTACCCACGATCGCGTGGGATTGTTGTATACCGCAGGTTTGTATTTCCTCGATAGTGCCGGTAACGCTGTATTCAATAACATCGTTGAATACGAATTTGATCCGGTAATGTGGTCGAGTGAAGCCGAGATATTTGATCACTTTTTCAATGAACTGAACGAAGTAAGTACTCCTGAATTCCCTGTACGTAAACGTACTCCGGAACCTGGCGACTATGTTGAGCTGTTCCACATTAACCCGGCTGTTCGGGAAAAGGTGATTGGTAAGTATTTGGGCGCTATCAAGCGTAATGGCACTGTAACTCACTGTGCAGTTAACATCAACAATCCAGAAGAGTACCTGACTTTCGAAAACCATACTGGTCGGCGCCGCGACCTTGTGATGATGAAATACATGGACTGCGGTGTTCCTAATTATCCCGGCGAGATTACCCCGGAAATGGGTATTCAGACGAACTACTTTAAGATCACCAACATCACTACCCAGTACGCTTGGCTGAATCAGCAGATGGCGGCGTTGGCTGTTCTTTGATTTAAATTAACCGGCAATACAGAGGAGGGGTGTTCCCTCCTCATTTCAAATAGAGAGGAATTACCATGGATATCATTGCAAAAGAACTGGGTAACATCGCTGATGCTTCTCACTACTGGGCATCGACGATTTACGACACCATCGTTGCTGGTGGCGTAGAAGCATTGAAGGTTAAACTGCCTGTCATGGTAGAGAGTGCCATCGAACGTAGCGCGAAGTGTTATAGTGAATACACCAAAGCCGAATGCAGCCAGCTTTGCGGTTTTGCTGTGATCGATGCGTTGCAACGTGAAACTAAACTTTCTGGACTGGCGGCCGAAGAGCTGACTAACTTGGTACTGGAACAAGTTGAACTGGAAGGTCGTCATTCTGGCAATAAACTGACGCTGCATGAGTTTGTTGAGCACCTATATGCAGATCTGCTGGTGGTGATGTCATTCGTTTACTGGGATGAGTTGAAAGTACCGAACCGGCTGATCTACAATACCGAGAAATGGCAAGGTCTGCTGTTGGTCAACTACTTCGTAGAACTGAACTACTCCGGTAGTGATTCGAAGGAAGCAGCCGTTCAACTCAACCAGATCAACTCGCTGCGGACGGCAAAACGTCTCGAAATCAGTCTACGTTAAGAAAGGATTAGAAATGCGTATCTATACACACGACGAACTGTGGGCAATACGTGAAGATGTTCTGTTCATGCAGATCGACCTTAAAAACGGCAGCCAAGGCCCGCTGATGTGCAAGCAGTCTTCCTACATGCGACAAGATGAGACGACCTTTGACTGGGTGAATGAACCTGGTGGTATTGCGGCACTCCAGATGCCATTTAACTACTTACCGTTGTCTTACGAAAACATGACTCCGGAAACCACCGTAAAAGGTCTGGAAGCTATTCGTGAAAGCGGCGAAAGCTTGGAAGTGGAATTGACAGACCACTACATCGAACACACCTCTGGTCAGAAGTACTACCTCGTACTCGATCGTGCCGATGCTGAGAAGCATCTCCAAAATCTGCAAGAAGTACTGAGCAACTATCCAGCCATCTAAATAAAGAGACCTTCGGGTCTCTTTTTCAATAAAGGAAATAACCATGGAATTTCTGATCAACGTTAGTATCCTGTTACCGCGAGCTGTTCGCTTTTGGCAAAGTGTGTTTGTCGATATCAGTAAGCGTACAATGACCGAAGCAGAGCTGATGCAGTACTTTGCAAGCGAAGTACAGCGCGGTATTACCGGAGTAACTGCGGCTTATCCGGAATTCGAACGTAACCACATCGAGGACATGATTTACTTCTCGGCGCTGCTGTCGTTGACTGATTACGCGGATAATCCTCTTAGTGAGGAAGTTAACAAGCAGCTGACCATGATTGTCATTGGTCACCTCACCAATGACTACGAAGAAGGCGGTTACATCGAACTGAAAAAGCAGATTGTAACAGTAACCAAACTCATCTTGGATATGGCGTATGTAGCCGAGCTGCGCTCGTCTCTGCTGCCATGTCTAAAGGAAGATGCCTTCGCGGCACTAATGGAGTTGATGCGTTATATTCATTCCAATTGCCAAAACAGCGAGTATGCAGAATATACCGCTGTCAAACTGGATCAGATCGCTACTCTGCGTCTGTTGAAATTGACCGCTAGTCGTAGCTGAAAGGAACATCATGCTGCTAAGTAGAAGCCTGGCTATTTTGCCTGATCCGTTCCGTAAGGCGGACTTCACTGGCTCCAAGTATGGCAAGATGGATCTGAAGTTGATGGTAATGCGTGCCACTAAGTTTGTGGTCGATAAACGTTTCCGTCAATTGGTACTGGGTCGTATCCCCGAAAGCGAGAGTAGTGATGAGACTTTCGCAGAACTCGAGAAGATTGCTGCCTGAGAAGGAATTGAAATCCGTACCGATTAACTTGCGTCATAGCTACCTGTACCACATCCTCGATATCTACTTTGAGAACGAAGATGCAGAGTTCACTAGTATGGTTGATGTGGCCAACTATACGGAAAGACAACCACCCACCACTAAACGGCAACATGTGGTGCGTGGCCACTTCAAACGTAAGAACGGTAAGCTTTACTGGTGGAACACCTTTGTCCGTAGTCGTCGTTCTGAAACTGGGATAGTTGAAAAAGACTACCGGGTTAATTTCTAAATAGAAAAGTAACCATTTTAAATAAAGGAAATATGGTAAATGGGCACCTCTACCACTATTCGTGAACGTCGCTTGGTTTACGATGCCAGCTCACCTGTTCGCACCTCGCTGCCGTTCTCTTCGGATCTCGATGAAGACAACCTTGATCGGGTAGCAAAGATGATCAAGTCTCATCTCCGCTATCAGGAAAACCAACTCGGGAAGCCGCCAGAACTGGTCTTCGAGTTCAACCTGTCGGATGTGCTGGCTAGTATGATTGAGTACAACACGGTACCTGGCTATACTGAGACTGTACTTTCGGCGGACACCCGCTTCGATATTGACGCCATGAAGGTTGAACTACTAGCCATGCTGGAAACTATCAACGGGTTGAAATACACAGATGACGAAGGGGTAGATGAACTCAAAGAGAAGGAACCGAGTAAAGTAACCCCCTCATCTACTCAGGTTTGGGATAGCAATAATAGCTATTTCATCACTGTTGCTTAAATAAAAAGGAATATTCATGTTAGTTATTTTTGAAGCCCCCATGAACTATCGCCCAAATAGCGATCATGCCAAACGTTGCTTAGTGTTGTCTGGTGAACACTTGGTTGACCCCATCGCTGACCGCCATTACATCATCGAACAACTCAAAAAGAATGTTGGTGGTAAGGTCGACATCATCATTGATGAACGGGCTTTATGGAATAGCGCTAGCATTATGGCACCCCAACAAGGAACAGACGTTGTTTATACCAATGCGTTTGTAAACAATGTTATCTCGAAAACGTATCAATGGCTTCGTGAACGTTCTTTTGAATATGATGTCGTGATACGTGTTGGTCGACACATTGTTGGTGAGCGCAAACACGATGACACATACGGTCCTGGTGGTCTACTCCCAATAAAGTGTGGTTTTCTGAGCGAAGTCACTTACACTTTCACTCGAAGCCGTTACGATGCAGTTCCCTACCCCAGTCAATTTCTAGAAATTAAGAATCGCTCCACAGCACTTCTGAAGCGACTGACTGATGACAATGAGGAAAAATAGAAATGAACAAGGCCAATAAAGTAGGTAGCTTTCACCTGGTGATCCAAGATCAACCTAAAGGTAATGTCGTATTTGGTTTACCGAACCACGGCTGCAACATCGCCATTAAGTTTCCACTACTACTGGAAAACTTCCCGACGACATCGCATCGCCGCCATGCTGTTGCCAATCTGATGGCTATGCATCTTTACGAAACCATCCAGCGCGCCATCGAAACTTGGGAAGTAGTTACTCCGGAAGGTGCTAAAGACAGCCCGCTAAACGTGTATCTGTTGGTGAGTCAGGAACCTAGTTCCACTACTGAATTTAGCCACTATGATCGCACTTATCTGAAGTACCATATCGGTCTTCTGAATGAGATCATTTACTACCTCAACAAGCTGGACGAGAAGAACACGACTTCCAAACATTACTTGGATTTCATTTTTATCTTCTACGCCGATCTGTATCGCTCAGTCATTAGCGGTATTGATGAAGTATCCAAGATCGCCGACAGTGTGGTGAAAGTAGAGTACAGTAATGTCTCAATTGAATTGCGCGATTTCGAAGAAGTCGACGTTTATGAAGTAAAGGAGTAATCATGCGGCGAGTGCGATTTAGTATACCCTACACTAAAGAGAACGTGGGTGACACTCGCCCTGTTGAATACCCTACACCGTATCCAGCTTGGGTGTCTGGGAATGGTCTCGACCCAGAAACCTTTGAATGCTGTAGTGATAGCTGGGTTGTATTTGCTCCTGATGATAATACTGAACAGTACGTGAAAAATTACTGGCCGGAATTCAATGGGTCTTTTGATTTCAATGATCCAGTGGATGCAATTACCACGACTAGTCGTTTCCAAATCGATTACACTATTTATAACCCCGACGGAACAGCCAAGCGTGCGCCGATGGCGTACGATGAGCCTGATTACCAGTTCACCATTAAAGAGGAATAAAACCATGAACCAAATTAACCAAATGTCCGTACAAACCATGCTGATGGCACTGTCTGCAATCAAGCAGCAAGTGGCTCAACTGGAAAATGCTATTTACCATCTGGCCGGTATCGCCCCTAGCCCTCAGCTACAACCGCCGTATATGCCACCGATTAACCATCCGCCATATGGTCAGCATGATCAACGCTTTGGTCAGAATAGCCAGACGCCTAACTTTAATCTATTCCCTTACGTAGGTCACGCTTACGGTAATAACAATTATGTCGACATTACCGTTAAGTTCCCTAAACCGGGCATGGGTGAGATGAATTTGCCTGTCAGGTCTGGCTGTGTGTACTCGACTACTTCTAGTAAAGAAGCGGGGAGCAATGCTAAAGCTTTTGATAAGCTACTGGATAAAGTGCTGATCATTCCAGAGCACCATTCCAAGCAAGATATGGTTCTTGACGAAATCGTGAAGTTGATGAACTACGCGGGGAACCAGTATATTCTCAATACTGTCGGCCTTGGCGATCCGAATCGCATCTGCTCAATCCTGTTAAGTAAAGAATTGTCGAATGAGTTCTTCGATTTTGGTTGCCGTTTGTTTGGCTATGACCCCATGACTGCTGCGATCTTTCACGTATCTGTCGAAGACGAGGCTATTGGGGATAGCAAACCACCAGTATCGATGGGTTCACAACCAGTTAGCCAAATTAACGATACTGATCTGATCCTGTCATTGGGTCTGTCCGGCCATACCTGCAATGCACTACGTAATGCTGGTATCCACACCATCGGCGAACTGCGTGCTTTGAACTCCGAGAAGATCTTGAAAATCCATGGCATCTCGATTAACCGCCATAATGAAATTATGCACGCGATGAACGGCCATCAACTCGGCTTCGCATAGAAAGGAAAACAACGTGGAAAAGAAAACCATTGAACTGAAATTGGACGCCTGCACTCAAGCAGCGCTCGTGTCGCTTTCCATAGCCAACAAAGTTTCTGTGGATGAAATGGTAGAACTCATCCTGAAAGAAAAACTGGAGAACGATGACGCAGTTGAACCTGGCCCTGTTACTTCAGTACAGAATTACCTGGCCAACTTCGTAAAGGAACCACTGACTGTCAACCAGACCGTCATGTTCATTCTTTGTCCGACTGGCATTTGGCTTACTGGTACGGCAACAATCACAGCGGTATTTGCTGAGTTTACCGATGTTGATAAAAACAATATCACTCCAGATAGCCTTACTTATCTGGCTGTTGATACGGTCAACGATACTAAGTTTGTGCTGATGTCTGCCAAAAAGAAAGACATTGTTTATCCAACTGACCTGGCGTTAGTTGGTGAGGTCTACTCGGAAGAGATGCATAAACTTGACAAGTTGTTCTGCCTTAGCAGTATAGCCACTGCTTGGTCGTAACCGCACTAATAACAATCTATCCATCATGTTCACCTCGGTAAACTCAAGTGAATTAGCCGCTAAGTTTGTTTCTACTTTCCTGCAACTACAAAATAGAATAGGGCCATTTAAGAACCAGTCTGTACGTATTCAAATCATACAAAATTGGAACCAGTATCGGTCAGCATTTGACCATACTCCAGTCGTCATTCAGGTGGGCGACGGCATTGAAGTTACAACTGTATTAAGTTGGGATATCGTGCTAGTACAACCTGATACCAAGCGACTACTTTATATCTGTGCGAATAATTTACATGGTGGTTCGTTTGACCTGTATTCGTCAGTGATAAATGGTCAGTTTGACTCAGAGATTGCTCACCTTGAATGTCATGGTTTGGGTACACAGGTAGGCCATAGTGCTATGGTTTACCTAGTGGAACTGGCTATGGCGTGGTTGTTAGAAGGGAAGCGGCTACCTAACCAATCTACTCTGGTAAAAGTGGAGGCGATTGATTGGGCATGTAAGGCTGGGTTGTTATCATAATACGGACATACGCTAGCGATCCGAAAGGGTCGCTAGCTATCCGTTTAGAACCTTTATTTTTTGTATCCTAGAATATTTCAGACTCATATTACGCTAGTGAGATAGGTAAAGTACCTATATACTCACCCTCAATAAAGCGGAATAAGGAGTTTAATCATGGATGCAATGCACATTCTTACAGTGTTTCTGGTAGCTGGTACTGTTGGCTTTCTGGTAAGCTATATACGCTTCCTGAAGTGTGATATCCCGGCTACGCTGCCTACTGAAATGGTAGCTGAAATTGAAAAGACCCAAGACTTTGATATGGCGATGATCTCGGTAACTGTTGCCGTACTCGTTGCTTTCGTTAGTCTACTGGTTATCTGAATAAAGAGGAATGTATCATGCTAATATCTGGTAAAATTGCACGTGATTTGAACTTCTTGGATAATCACGGAGCGCTGGATGTATGTGATATAAGTGCTTTTGAGCTTCGCTTGAAAATTATGCGAGCAACAAAGTTCATAATCCCGACAGAAATGTTAGACACCGCTATTACAACATCTGTAACGAGAAGAACTAGTTCGGTGTCCACTATGATCAGAGATTTAACAAGTATGTCTCCGGAAAAAAGAGTAGAGAGATTTAACTTGTATTCTGAATACTGTCGTCTTCCGTTCGATACAATTTTTCTCGAGAATGAAAAACAAGGATTACTGTTAGAACCTTATCAAAATAACGGTTTTATCGTAACGGTAATTCAACCTAATGGGCGCTTATATACCCTACGGCCGTTTATAGAACTTGTACCAAATGAGGCCGGTTTGCCATTTACTATTGGAAATATATTTGTTCCGATGGCTGGCATTACGGATTCCGAATTACAACAAGTTGCCAATATACTGATAGTTGTTGTGTGTGAAATACTCCTGTTACTGAATGTGAAGAACACCAACATCGTTAAATACAAACCTAGTAAAAAAGAATCTGCTGCGATACCCAAAAATATGCAATCAAGTTACGAATACCATATTTTGGATTTGTATCGAGAAAGCGGCGAGTTCACCAATCTAATTGAAGTTGAAAAGTTTTCTTCACGCATAACCAAGATTGGCACTATGGTTAGATCACATCTAGTACGTGGGCATTTCAAACGTAAAAAGAATGGTCTATTCTGGTGGTCACCATTTATGCGTAATCGCAAGAACGCAGAAATTGGTATTGTCGATAAAGACTATCGCATCAACAATAAAGGAAATAGCCATGAGTAGGCAAACTGCTAGTAGTAAAGAAGATCCTGTCCAGATGCATGATCTCCAAAAGGTTACCGGTGGTAAACCTGGTACCTATAGCTTCCGCAATAAAAGCGCCCGCTTAGCTGGTATTTTACGGCGCCGTCGTTTACCTATGCGACACATCAACCTAGACTTTTCCGAAGAAGGTATACAGTACGTTATCGATGGGTTGACAGAAGCTGGTTTTCTAGGTAATTAGTAGTCTTCTCAATAAGGTGTATAACCATGAACAATAAAGACTTCTATGTCAACTCGTTGGTTGATCTTTTCAAAGGGGGCGAGGTCGAGGTATACTTCAAATTGAAGAAACACCTCATGCCTCATAAAGCCAATAAAAGCTACAACTACAAGGAACCTAATCCTTGGAACGAGCTGGACATTGGCACAGTTAAGGCAATGGCAGAAACTGATTATGATCAGCACGCTGCCGAGCATAAATTAGCATTCCCTGAATGGAATGCTGCAATCCGTAGTACTATCTAAATTAGGAGCAATACAAATGAATGCAATCGTAGCTAAGCTGGAACTGACCGTAGGTACCTTCACTCTGATTCAGGATAACCTCAATGGCGACAATGTGCCCGGCACTTACCGTCAGCTGGAAGACCTGCCGCAGATTGTGTTGCGTGGCATCAACCGTGAAACAGGTGAAGTCACCAACATCTTCCTGTTCAGCCAATTCAACTTGGCACCTCTGTTGGCAATGTTCCCGTTCATCGAAAGCTATCATCTGCTGAGCGACCTCAAGCTCGATGAAGTGAAGCTCGATACCGACGAGCCTGATTTGACTTATCGCTTTGATGGTGACGCTGCCGTTTAACTAGTAGTAAATAAAGAAGGGGGCTACAGTCCCCTTCTTTTTAATAAAGAGGAATGAAGATATGTCAGTAGCTAATTTGTTTACATGGGTACTTGGATCGATGTCTACCCATGGCATGGTAGATAAAATCAAAGAGCTGGTAATCTGCCACAAATCTCGATTTATCGTCAGTAGTGATAGAAAGCGTATTTACTTACGCCCATCGAGTAATCTCGAACTCTTTACCCAGGATGTACTGCTACAAGCCTGGATGTCGCAACGTGAAGAAATGGCAAAGCACGGCGTACCCGAAGCAATCTTGGCTAAATGCCCTAGCTATAATCTAGCCTGGATCACCCTGCGCGCCACTAACGATTTCGGTAACAGTATTCGCGCTGGTGATACTGTTTATCTGTTTCCATCCGCCAAGGCTGCTGAAATACCTGGCGTGTTAGCTTTTGAAATGCGTGTACAAGGTGCGTAACTATGGTTTACCTGCCAGATATTCTCCACGCTGTATGTAATCCAGCCAGCCGCTATTGGGAGCTGACGTGTTATGTACAAATTGCTGATGATATTTACAAATTACAAACCGTAGAAATACTTGAAGTACATGATCGCACTGATGATCTCCAAACGCAGTACCTGCTCATCCGCACAGAAACTGTTATAGGTCCTTTATACCGCATGGTGTATTGGACGTATGACAAGTATTTTGGTTTACCAGTATTTGTCTCTATGCGCGTCTTTAAAGCAGACCATCCACAGGCTGACTATGAGGAACAGGTATTGCAACTGCGTGCTCATCTACCAGCTACCGATACTCAGTTCCGCAAGCCAAAACAACCCAACTGGTTTATTCGGTTACTTTCCGGTAAACTTTTTCAAAGGAAACAACTATGACCGTTTATGTTAATGATTTCTTTGCCCTCACTTGTTTGGCTGAAGCTACTGAAGATTGTCAGCCGCAAGCAGTTATTCGCGAGATAACGATGGAAGAGTTCGTGAGTGCTCTCCATAGTGCATCTGAACACAAATTGGTCAATCAGATTCAGCGCTCCGATAGTCTGCTGGTTATCCAAAAATACGCCATGCGTTGTGGTTCCCAAGAAGCTTTTGTTCAGTCTAAACTGATTGATGTAATAGCTCGGCCATACGACGTATGTAAGAAGGGGCCAGTACGTGACTACGTTAAAGGCGACAAGGTTTATGTCATCCAGTGTATGATTGACGGCCATCGCTTCTTCTTCATCGATCTGCAATAACGGCATATTAGCGAGAGACCCCGAAGGGTCTCTCGCCTTTATGTCCGTACTCTTTTTTTTTGGCTTAAGTAGCCAGCTTACTGATCTCAATCATCTTTGCTTTACGAGCATTGATGACATCAAGACTCTTCAGGACGCGCTCACGATTCACACCCGGCATCTTGCTGACTTCGTTCAGTACACGCACAATGTAATTGAACGATTTCATGGTTGCCGAGTACGCAGTATTAGCAGCTTGTTTGATATAACCCGCCACCTTTACCAGTTTACTTACAATCGTCATCGAATTCTGATGTGCCTTAGCGATCAGTTTCAGCATTTCATCACGTGGTGCCCACTTCTTGTCTTCTTGGCCAGAGCTGGCTTTGAATTTCACAATGAGCGCTTCGTGCTTTTTCTGAATATCCTGCAACGACTTCAGTAGTTCTTGGTCTTCATCAGAGATCCGCTCAAAGTGAATCTCTTTCCAAAGATGTTCCAGATGCGGGAACAAACCACTGGGTTTATTGAGGAAGATCTTCAGTCGGTCACGATGCACCGCACCCGCATCATGTACGTACTGATCAGCCATTTCTCGCAGCAAACGAATACGATCCATGTAATTGTCCTGCAGGGCATTCAAGCTATTGGTACGCTTGACGACAAAGGCTCTAACTACGTCTTCGTCATTGCCCACATGAACCGATCGCTCTAGACCTTCCTGGCTCCACTCGTGCAAATCGAACTCGTAGTTACGAATGAACTTGGCGAATTGAGCGCGAGTGAACTCACCTACGGCATCACGGATGTTCTTGTAGCGATTACCAGAGGTAATGAAATCGATCTCATGATCACTCAAAGTACTCTGATAAGAAGCGAAGATGGATTTGGTAGTGGTGGCACTGCCTAGGGCAAAATCCTCCATACCAGCACGAACCTTATTGGCCTCATCGAACCCATCTTCAACAGCCGCAAGTAATGCGCGGTCACCCAAGATACCCATCACTTCTGTTACTTGCTTCTTATTGCCAGTAAAGATACCATTTTTACCTAGTAAACTTACCAGCCAACCGATTGCTTTCTTTAGCATGGTTGAGACATGTTCCATGATTTTCATCACGGAGTCTTTAATCCCAGCCATAAGGCTTTCTTCAGCAAGACGATATCGAGCAGCAGCAGAAGATTGCTCGCAATAAGCGCGAAGGATCTGACCATCTGGAAGAAGTCGATCTGCTTCAAAAGCCATGTCCATGGAAAAGCCAGATGCTTTCATGTTCACTTGTAGACTTTCCAAAGCAGCGAGGACTTCAGTTTCCTTATCTAGACTGGCTTCGATAGAATCCAGTTTATCATCGATGAGTTCCAGTTGCGATTCCATAGTGAATATTTACGCCGGCATGGTTTTCAGGAAGTTTTCCATTTCAACCTTAACCTTTTCATAGTACTCAATGAGAGTGCTAGTTTCACCACCCTTCACCGTACGTACGCGGATAGGTTCGTGGCCGGTATCGGCTTTCATGTCCTTGATTTCCAGATCCAAGTGATGGATAATCCAGTTGCAGATCTTCTTGGTGCAGGTGAAGAAACCGTACAGCTCTTGCTGAATCTTCTCGTAGCCGCGAAGGAATTGCATCAAGAAATTCACTTGTTTGGATCGAACAGACTGGATAACCAGGCTAGACTTCTCGTCAGGCTTTTTGGAAGCCTCTTCAACGTCTTTTTCATACTTGGTGAGCAGTTGGACGTATTGATTGATATTTACCGACTGCACCATTTCCAGGTAAATATGAATGTTTTTGTGGGAAGCCTTAAGCTTATTGACATAGTCATCAACGGACTTACCGCCCATTTTGAAAATATCAGAATTAATGGTGAATTCTTTCTCACCGTAAATATCGCGCCAGCTACCAAACGACTTCAGACGGTTATTGCCAAGTTCAAGCTTGGCCTTATTCATCTGGCTTTCCAGAGCATCCAGCTCATTAGAAACATCAGACATTTTGATATCGTCTTTGCCAACATATTTGGCCAGTACTTTATCATGCATGTCCAACATATCGTCGAGCATATTGCCCTTAATCCATTCCATCTCATGGATATTCTTAAGGGAGCTGATATGGCCTTTATCCAGCCACATGCTTTCCACAGCACTCAAGTTTGGCAACACTTCGCTTTCAAACAGGTCTTCAAACTTAACCTCGCTAAGGTATTTGTGAGCAAGCACATTAAGCGAGAAGTTCCAGCGAGCGTATTTCTCCCATTTATAATGACGCTGGTTATATTCAATACGGTTCTTAACCCAGGCAATCAATTTCTTGATCATCTCGAGTAGTTTATCCCAAGCCTGCTTCACCTTTTGGGAGATAGTGCTGGCGATACTTTCAGTAGCCAACTCCAGTCGACGGCGAGTTTCTTCACCGTTAACGCGGCCAGTTTCTTCGCCTTCTTCGGAAGATACTGCAGCAGTAGCGGCAGCGCCACCGATCAGACTAGTCAGATCCAGATCCAGGCTTTCCAGTACCAGGCGACCTTCACTAGTCAGCGCATCGCGCATATCTGCCAGTTGACCGATATGGTTGTCAATCTCGGCTTGTTCACGGGCTGCTTGATCGATACCATCAGCCAGTTCTTTGGCGACTTGATCTTCTTGCGAATCGGCAGGCAAAACGCCAGACTGATCAAGCATCTTGCTGAAAGAGTCTTTGAAATCTTGTACACTGGTATCCTGATCGTTTTCCAGAGCCAGTTTCAGTAGGTTACGCATGTTTATCACCATTTGGTAAAATTAGGCAGGGCATTCTCGTAAGAGAGCAAGCCAGCCGAAAGATTCTTAAGGTCAGCATATTCAGATTTAGAAATTTGCTCGAAAGTAAAAGACTTATCGTCTTTCCAACCGGCAACATGTTTCTGCTCTGGTCCAGTGATTTTCCAATACCCTTTGGTCAGGAATTGGTTTTCACTGAAACGAATGCCGTCATTATGCTGGACATCTACATATATCTCAACTACATTATAAGGTGTCTTATCAGCACGACCATACGATGTAATTGACCGATAAAATACTTTACCAAAGTTAATTGGTTGGAATTCAGATGTTTCTTTGTTATACGCAACTAGCCAACATTCATCGGAATAGGCTTGGTCATAAACCAAAGCTTTCTTTGGTCGCAAGGCGTGCTTGAATTCAAACCCGTAGATCTTGAAACCGCCTTTATAGAAGTCATCTTCTTCTAGGCCAGTCGGCTTCTTCTCTCGAAAGTCTTTCTCAGCGGCAGCATAACCAATCAAGCAACCCAACAACGTAGGTGCTGTACATACCCGAGGCACAGTTCGGTCTTCGCTTTTGGCTTGGCGAAAACCAATTAGCGGAACAAAGCGTCGGATATTAGTGTTAGTAGAAATGTGGAAGAGGTAACCACCCATTACATCGTTGGGGGTGATGATCTCCACATTCCGTCTGACTGCTGGGGACAGTATTTCAATATACCGTTCCAGGTCTTCGCGGTCACTCATACCTAATCCTATTCTTAATAAAATCAATGAGTTACGATTTGGTTGTCCAATTTGTCCAAGTAGGCATAGCTGTTTTTGCCTGTACATCTTGATCAGGCACTAGGTCACGGAAACATTCCATCCCCAGATCAACAGACTTCATGCCCATGATCATCTCAACCTGTTGCTTACTCCAGTCAAGGATGTCATCACTGCGGGTACTGATGTTTGGCTTATCGCCCGTATCCAGTAGGATGGTACGAATCACCACTTCAGTATCCTGACCCAAACGGTCTACCCGACTAGTTGCCTGTTGACGTTCGTAATCACGGAAAGGGCTGTTCATCAGCACTACAGTGTTAGCCATCACTAGTGGCACAGCAGTAGATAGAGACTTATAGGTAGCGATCAACGGGTTAGCATCGGTATCGTTAGCAAAAGTAGAAACAATGCTAGCCAGATCCTTATTGGTTTCGCCATAAACCACCAAAGGCTTGAAGCCCTCTTTGACCATTAGTTCCTGTGTTGCCTTTACTACTTCTACATAGCTAGTGAAGATTACAGTCTTCTTTTCAGCAGTCTCCACAATGTCAGGCAGATTAGAATACGGCACCATGTCAACGTGGCATTGTGAACGTAACTTACCAAGAATGCGCCCAAGCGCCTCACCCTGCACTTTCAGCTCATAGTACTTCACCACAGAACGACAATCCTTGAAGTCATTCTTCATGTGCTGTGGGAGAGTAGGCATAATGGTTTTCAACTCAAACTGGTTGCAGAAGAAAGCCATCTCTTTCATAGTAACTGGGTCGTAACCCTTTACGATGGTGCTGATGTAGTTACGGTACAGTTGAAACTGCTGCTTGGTGTGCGCATCGCCAATCTTCTTTTCGAAGATAGCTAGACATTCGTTATAAATGTCCAGATATTGTTGTCGATGTTTCTTGTAATAAGCTAGACGTTCTTCGATGAACTTGCGCATCTGCTCACGAATAGTGTCGAGGGTGTAGTCGTCACCATTTGGAATCTTAATGCTGATAGATTGATCGTCTACTTTGTTACCCACCACAATAGCTTTATCAACCTTAAAGGTAATCAAGCCCATCCGGTTTGCCAAAATATCCAAAGCACGAGATGCGTTCTTACCAAATACACCCATAAAGCGATTCATAGCGTCTTGGTCGAAGAGATCATCGATTGTCATCAATAGCGGGGCTACTTCAGTGCCAGCCGCCTTCAGCGGCGTTCCTGAGGCCCACAGCACATGTTTGCAATCCAGCATCTTACACAGCGTAATAAAAGATTGAGTCCGTTGAGAGGTCAGTTCATTGAGGTTGTGGGATTCATCAAGAATCACGACTGGCTTTTTCCAAGTACCACGATTGGCCTGAACGAACGCAACAATCTTTTCCAGCGCCTCGTAATGCACTACGTAATGTTTGACACCAACCTGAATAGGCATGTCGCTATTTGACAGCCAATACGTCTCTGGTACTTTGTATGCAGAAGCAATGGTGTCTTCCCATACCTTGTTAATCGAATTCTTAGGAACCACACAGAACACCACATCTGCATCCAACATGGTAGCGAGCATCAGACCCATATGAGTGTTGTGCGTCACTACAAATTGATCAGTAACGTACAAGTGTTCGCTGTCCTCAACGGAAATACACTGGGCTTGCTTCTTACCAATGTACTCTATCGATTCAATACGTAGTTTCAGTTTCTCTGCGTATTGATTGTTATTGTTAGCCCTTTCCTTTTTACGGGGGAGTGTAAACAGTTCTTCAGGGTACTTGTGGCGAATGTTGACTTGGTATGCAAGTTTACCTTGTTTCTTTTCGCCTTTGTAGGTGAAGAATTTGGTCTTAGGGGAAATAGACGCAATGCCACCCAGAGAACGAACCAAATACTGCACTTTCTCAGCCAGATCAAGACTAGTGCTCAGGAAACTAGCAGTTCCTTGAGTATCGATGTAGCCGTCAGTATCCAGTAGACCATTGAGCAAGTCGAGACGTTGCTGGCGTGAACCCAGCACATACTCGTTAGGGATGGATTTGGTGTGGCTATGCGTACCCATCAAACCCATTCCAGTCAAAGCAACTACCATTGGATTGTCTCTAGTCTGACAAACATCTTTATCACCAATGATGCTGTATGTACCGTCGGCAACAATGTTACCAATTTTAACCCCAGCCCCGAGACGGGATGCTACTTTCTCTTTAATGAATTCATCTGGATGGCTAATTACAACACTCTTGCCACTTATATTACCATCACCCAAAATCACACCAAACACATACGGATCAATGGGTAAGTCAATTGGTTGGCTGTCTTCAGCATCAATCAAGGGAATATATGCACGTTTATCAGCAAACGAACTGGATTCCATGATTTCCTTAGTTGTCCGAATATGCCAGTAGCCTTTCTTTTCTTCATTGCGAAGATGTACTTTCCAAAGATGATCACCACAAGCTTCCACTACGCGGCCATCAGAGAAAGTTAACCGGTAAATTTCAAGCTCCCCTTGTGGGTACACACCAGTAACTTTGGTGATAGTACCTTTAGGGGTGATAACTTCAGTACCAACAGCCATCTCACCCATCTTAGCCCAACCACCAGGTACTTTGATATTGGCATTGAGTGGTTGTGCCTTACCACTACCTGGTGCTGCGCCTAGTAAGAACCCCTTCAGCCTGAACTTAGGGACCAGCTCGTTATAGCCCTTGAAGAATCGCTCTTGATGTTCAAGTGGTTTAAACTTATACTTGGTTTCCAGTAGCTCCCAATTCAAGATATCAGGATGTTTCTCTCTGGTTTCACGGAGCCAGGTTTCCGTGTACAGTAATTCCAGAATCCGCCGAACAGCACGGCGGTTACTCTTACTGCCTTTTTCCAGTAGACTCTCCAATGCAAATGCAAAATCTACGGCAAAGAAACGATTGAATTTGATACTAGAAGTGGTCACTTTACTGAACATATACTGTTCTATTTTAGAAGTGGACCATACTCGACGGATATCACTCATCAAACGTCCGGCTGGTAGGCCTTCAATAGTGATGGTGTCGCCTTTTTCCATCACGGTAATATAACCGATTAGGCGTTTTGTATACGAGAACATAGGGTTATCTTTCACACTGGTATTTTATGCATCATACAATCTGAAATGTAGTGCGAAAAAGTACTGCATTTATCTCTTACCAACTGGGTGAAAACATGGATTTTAACAATCATTACGGTGTCGAAGCTTTTGGTTTGGGCAGTTCTGGTAAGGGGACACTGACCAGTCTGTTCGCCAAAGTCAAAGACATCTTCGCTACGTCGGCAGCTGACATTGCCCGTTACTACTCGGTCTCCACTGACATTCTGGAAACTGCCGAGAAGGTCGAAAAACAAATCAAAGCGGCTAAAGGTGATCAACAGGGTGATGTGGCAATGATCCCACTGGGTGCCACCACTAAAGAGTTTGTGCTGGATGGCAAACTGCTGACCAGTGTTACTGAACAAGAAGCGGCACTGAAGGAGGTCTTGAAACTGCTGGATAAGCGCAATAAAATCATCTTCCAACAGTTTAAGAAGTTTATGTCCACTTTGTCAGAACTGGCTAACCAAGAATTGCATGGTAAGGCAGTATCCATTGACGATCTTGGTGCATGCATCAACATGTTGGACCTGACTAAGTTTGGCATGAAGCAAGATGAAGAGTTTCTTGGCAATATGCGTCATGCCGTGTTCAAATTAAAAACTTACGATGCGTCCTATTCCTATTTGGCAGTGTCCAAAAAGGGCATGCCTAAAGAAGCTAAGCTGGAAGCCTATAGCCGCGATGAATGTCTGAAGATCATCGAGCTGGTAAAGCAAATCGCCGAAGAGAACATCACGTATCTAGAGCGCAAAGCAGGTCGCCCAGCTGCACTGGAGCAGGAAGTCGGTAGCGGTATTCGCAATATCCAAGAAGTCCTGACCCGTATGGATAAGATGGACCATCCGAAAGCTACGATGTACATCAACATCTACAATGGCATGATCGACGGTTACTATAGTAACTTCCGTGAGATGGCCGGTGCCACTAACGGTATTGCTGCTGCCTATCTGCGGGTAGTTGAGCACTCTGTTCGTCGCTGGTACTAACAAACCGACATAAAGCCCAGTGGGGAAACCCACTGGGCGATATGACGTATTACCAAGGCCACCAGGATTTCTTGGCAGGAGGAGTTTCCGAAGCTTTACCTTCCTTCTCCAGATGTTTTTCAGTATAGTCGATGAATGCTTCTACCTCTTTGTCGAACCACTCGACAAAGTTGTTAGCCAGCAAGCGGCGATCACCATCATCGTGATAAAATCTAACCACCTGGCCTTTGGTACCACCAGATGCTGGATCCATATCAAATACCAGACAGTCGCCAGCACCATTGTAAGCAAATGGAATCCATTTCTCACTCCACCATACCGACTTGACACCAGGTGCAGCTTTCACCTGGTCGTTACGACCATCATCAAAGTCACCACCTTTTAGGAGATCGCAGTTCACATTGTAATCACCGATAATCTCAGGGCCACCAGAGATAGACCAGGAAACGGAAACATCAAAGCCGTTGTGCATCTTTAGCAGTTCAACAAAATCACTCGGTAGTTTCTGACCAACCGCAGCTTCGATTTTACTGATACCGGAACCATCCAGCGGTTTACCGAAAGTTTTCAGTACGTCATCCAACTTACGATCCTTACAGTAAGTCTCCAGACGCTTCAGGATCTCTTTAACCCCATGTACATTGTGGCTCTCTTGAGCCAGACGAAGAATTGCGCGCATAGTTAATTTCCAGGTTAGGTACACATCATAAGGTGGAGGACCGAAGTCCTCCACCAATATGTCAGCTTAGGCTGCTTGATCCCACCAAGTATCTTCCGCAGTACCATCTGCACCCAGGACTGCACCGACTTTACGTGCCGAGGTATCTGGACCATCAACATCATCCAATACACCACAGTTGTAACCTTCGGTACCGTTCATGAATGGCAGTACACAGTACAGATCTTCAAACGGGGTCTGACCTACCAGGCCACGATGCTTACCACGCTGAACAGTCAGATAAGAACGGCCATTGAAATGGACGATGTGAATATAGATTTCAATATCCACTTCTTGGTCAATCTGTTTCGACCCCGCATAGTAACCCTTACCAGCAATATCTTTTACGAAGTTACCGGCTTCTTTACCATCCCGTATCAACTGTTTAGCGTCAGTCGACAGCTGATGTGGGGTGATGAAAGTGATCTTTCTCTTATTGTCCACTTGAGCCGTTGTCCCAATAGAACGCTCTCTCAAGTCGGTGCGCTTCCTAGCACCCGCCCATGGCTTTCCCATGGGAACAGACTATATCTTCACCCTCAGCATTATCTGTAGGGGTTCTCTTCTTCGATTTAAAGGCACTCGGCCTACCACTTGGCTCTACTCCCATTTCAGGGATAGTCGTTGAACCTTCCCCATATCCCAAAGGACTTAGGGGCTTGGCTGCTAAAGGAGTCCTTTGGACTCACGGTTACCCAATCCGATTCGTTTTCAAACCCGCCTAATGGCACGTCTGTGCTTTCGCACTCCGCTTTGGTGAATCAGCGCTCAGGGCTTTCCAGCAATTCAAAGAATTTCATTAGAGCATTACTGCTCTAAAGGCCTGAATTTCAATCCTTTAAAAGATACCCCTGTATCTAGATATTTAGCCACAGACCTAGGATCAATTCCGGTTATCTTCGAAGCATGCTTCAAAGACTTCGCTACCATTTCTGACCCGTCGTCATCTTTAGTTATTACAATAGAACTAAAGGGTTTTGGCTTGTCCTTATAGTCCTCAAAAATGAAATCATTAAATCCTGGAACTACAATCCACTTTTTCGAGTATATGAACGTCAATCTCCGGCTAAGATCGTACTGTAGCTCGGTTCTTGATATGCCCATATGCGCAGCAGCTTTCGCTATCGAATCAAAAAGAATAATCCGTTTTGTTTCAACTTCGATAATCCTGTACGGTCCTATCACGCTATTTCTTTTATAGCTTATTTCAGAGTTTGGATACTTCTCTCTGAAAGCAGCCACGCCATCATTTAGCGTCCCAGTCTTAGACCACAAACCATAGGCTTTGTAAAAAGCTTTTACATTGTTGTAGCTTTTTAGTTCACCGGTTTCTGGATCTGTCACTGTTATGGTGTAAATAGCTTTACTTGGCTCGATGTCTGCATTCTCTACAGCTTCATAAAACCAGGGGCTATCGTCAGCGAGAAGTTTTATCTCGTACCGTTTTTGAAACAGGTATCCCGGCAGCTTATTGATGAGATTAGCTGCTGAAACATTAGGCATGGCCAATTTTTCGGCCATTTCGCTTACGGAGTTATACGTAACCACTTGTCCAGTGTAGAAATCTCTGGACTTCATCTTCACATTTGTGCCCAACAATCCCATGTTTAGTGCGTGTATGGTGTTTTCAGCTTGATTGCACCATTCTAAATTCTCTAAACTGTTGTTGAGCTTATTACCGTCGATGTGGTTGATGAAGGGTTTTTCTTCAAAATTCGTATTTGGAAGCCAAGCGAATCCCAAAAGACGATGCACACGAGTCCATCTATTTGCAACCCTATCTGGATTATAGATGTAGACTACATCGTATCCGTCGGAGTCAATTTCTCTTTTGGTGACAATAGTGTTCGTGAACGTATCTAGTACATCGCCATCAATATTGATGGCGTATCTGGAAAAATTAGGTATGTAACGAAATCCTTCCCTGTAGTACAACGGTTCAGAGAAAGACAACAGATACCTACAGTTCACTTTCAGAACTTTATTAGTGCATGGACAGAAAATTATCTTGTCCAAATGTTCCGATAAGTTGTGTATGTATCCTAGCTCATACCAAGAAATGAGTGAGAGATGATCTTTCCGCACACTCAAGGTTTTTCCAAATAACTCAATGGAGATCTTTTCCATTGGATGCCGTTCAAGAATAACTACTTTACTGTAGGAATTAATGATTTCATTTCTAAGGTTTATAAGGTAATCTCGATTACCTGGAATCTTTTTAAACATATTACATCGCCATTGTGGGTGATAGTCACAACATAGACGTAATTTGAGCAGATCAAAATTTATTAAGCGTTTGTGAAGTTACGCATACGGCGGAACAGGTCACGCAATGCATGGCCAGCCGGACCTTCAGAACAACCAGTCGTCGGTACCAGAGACAGGTAGTCAACACCAAGCAGATGTACTTCGTAACCTTCTGCTTCGTATTCCTGAATCTTGTTGTGGATCTTCTTGTAAGTCCAATCGCTTGGGTTAACTTGAAGGATCTTAACGATGTAGTTGCTCTTGTTGAGAGATTCGATGATGTAATCGGTCATTTCTTCGGCCGTCTTACTATCCATCTCATCTTTCGGGATTGGACCTCTGATTTCGTTACAGCGGATAGACACGTACATCATCCGCAGGTTGTTTTCCACCTCATCTTCAAAGGTAATCCACACTGCCAGCGGTTTCTTCGTCGGGTCCAGCATAACTGGTTTGTTGTACATCACCAGTTGGCGAAAGAAGTTGAACGTGAAACCAGTCTTGTAGTTGTGTTGTAGGGCGCCTACCACAATGTTTGCACCACGACGAATCTGATGTGCCAACATGCGGTTAATACCTTGCCAACCACACTTAAATACCGATGCACCCGATTCCTGCTCCTTCACACTCTCAAAGGCTTTGACGATGCTGTCCCGATTAGTAGTACAAAGTTCCGCCACAATGGCCGGATCTTTATCATCCACTACCGCATGAAAGCCTTCCAACTCCGTCATAACTTCTTGTGCGAACTCACCATAGTCCATAATCTTGTCGGCTTCAAACTTAAGCTTAGTGTTCGCCCGACTAAAGATCTCACGAATCTTCTCATCACGGAAATACTTATTGATGGTGCGACGTAAATTCACACACATCCGTTTCAGAGCAATTTGATCACGCTCATGAACGACTACATCTTTAAAGCTCTCAAACAATGAGGGCTCTTCAACACAAACGATGCGTACTCGTTGCATCATTGTTGGAAGGTCGTAAATGGTATCGACTGGATCATGTGCCATTTCGATAGTTGTTTTACGTAGACCGTCCAGTGTTTCATATTCCGGGTTAATGGTGACGTTCAGTTCCGGCATCTTAACGAGAGATACTGCTTGCAGCACTAGATCTTTGGATTTGTCCTTCTTATCCTCGATCAGACTTTCACTATACAACAGTGTAATGCATTTAATCAGCAAGAGTTTGTTGTTCATGGCCGTATTTATTTCGTTCTATTTTCCTAGTACGCCCCAAGATGTGTAGTATATCTATGACATCCGTGGCCCTAAATTTGTTCGGGTTGCGCAAGAATTATCTGAGCGCTCTGCCCGTTGCTCATAGTAGTAACAACGCAGACTTTTTTTATACTGCCATTATTAGGGAACCAGTATGATCAGTAATAAGTTTCCTGGCTGCCGTCAAAAAGATGTGATCCTGGTTCCGCTATGGATCAGTCAACGTCTGGTTGCACGCCAGCTCGAACCAAAGGACATTCTCGATTTTAACCGGATTAGCAAGTTTATTGCTATTAATGATCTGGCTCAACTACTGGTGTTGCAAGATAAAGCGCATTATATAGTGGGCGATCTGCAGCCTGGGCCTCTTGATTCGATGGCCCCGACGCCGGTAATTGGTAAAAATCCTTTTACCAACCAATATGCATTGCGCCGCTACTGGGAAACCAGTGCATTGACCGAGCAACAACGTATCCTCATCGGCAATATTTTTAAACTCGCCGAAATGGATGATGTGTCCAATGCAATCGTCAATCGTATGTTTAGTGACGATGCTCAGTCAACGGAAGTGATTGAAGACGATCCATTCATCATTAATGATGTGGACACTGATCTTTGCATCATGACCATCCGGCCTGGCTACTTTTCGGCCAAGCCCAATGAAAGTAAGGAACTTCGGGTCCGCGCCCTGGAGCAAATCTTGCGATCATTCTATAGGACGGTGCCGTCTCACGAAGTTTCCAGAACTGAATGGTTCAAACGCTACCTGGAAATCCTTTCAGCGGCGTAACGATCTTTTTCTCCTCAATTCGATTTACTGCCCCTGTGTAACTTTTCTTTGATCAAAGGAAATCGCATCATGTTTAAGAAGCAAACCAAACCGGGTTCCCTGACCGGCCTGTTCGACTCCATCAAAAGCCGCGTTACTGGTCAATATCTGCCCAGCGAAGCCATCGGCCGCGTACTGAACGCTGGTCTGGAATCCCTGGACGTAGGCACCCAGAACGAACTGACCACCGCAATGGAAGGCTTTGAGCACTCCCTGAACGGCATGATCGCTGGTACCAAGATGAAGTTCACCCAGGCTCAGCTGGAAGCTGGCCAAGCTGCATTCGCTATCGCTGCCAACCCAAAAGCTCACTTCGGTGCCGACCGTCAAGCAGGTCTGAGCCGTCTGGCCCAAGAAGGCGCCATCATCATTCCGTCCGAAGATTCCGCTGGTTACACCGCTGGTATCCTGAGCAAGGGTCTGGAAGCTTACGACACCACCGCTCGTGATGGCCTGATCGCTGCATCCGTACTGTACAACATGAACTCCGCTCGTCAAGACGAGTTCTGCGACGCCTTCTTCAAGCCGGTTACCCTGACTCCGGACCAATTCGGTCTGACCATCAGCGTGCGCCTGTTCATGCTGCAAGACGAAATCGTTCGTCATCTGTCCGGCGACCCGCAAGAAGGCTTCAACCGTAAGAACCTGATCAAAGCCGCTATCGATCCGTCGATCCTGCGCAACGACCAGACCAAGATCGTTCCGGTTGTTCGTCCGGGTAACGAAAAGCACTTCGTTGATCCGGCTCTGGTGGCTCCGGCTCCGACCGTACTGGAAGGCCAGACCATCACCACCGCTCCGCTGAAAGTAGGCAACCAAGCTGATCTGATCGCTCTGTCCGCTACCGACGAGCTGCTGGCCGCTGGTGTACTGGATCAATCCGATGCTCTGGACAGCCTGGTTCAACTGACCAACGTGTATGTGAAGTTCACCAACCAAGCTGGCGACGTTGACGTAATCAAGTTTGCTGGTCTGGAATCCGTTTCCAGCGCCGCATTCCTGGCTGCCCAAACTGGCCGTAACCGTCGCATGACCCTGAGCATGAATACCAATGCTCCGGCAATCAGCCCGCTGACCAAGAACGCTGACGGTTCCGACCTGGTGGCTCTGGCTGTTGTTGGCACCAGCGAATACGCTGTTCGCGTTAAGCTGACTGCTTACGGTGAACTGGATCTGGAATACGGTACCATTCAGGTACAAGGTGGCCAGGTACAAGTTCTGGAAATCAAGGACAAGACCGGTGCACTGGTTCCGATGGACCAAGGTGTTGGTCAATCCCTGGTTGACCTGATCAATGCTGGTTCCGTGTTCGGCTACGACGTGATCGCTCGTCGTACCAACAGTAACCGTCGTCAGCGTGGCCAGATGCTGGACGTATCCGAAGTGAAAATGGTTTACGGTTCCCGTCGTCATTCGCCGGTTACCGTTGCTCGTCCGCAGACCAACACTTCGATCGACTCCCATGCTGACCTGGCTGGTCTGATTCACGTGACCAACCTGCGCGCTTGCGCTGCTGGTGTTAACAAGCTGCTGGAAACCGAACGCTTCCTGGCCGCTCACGTTACCCACAACGCTGACCACCACGCTCTGGACAACGACGCTTTCGGCGCCGCTCGTTACATGGTAACTCCGTACTATGAGCATGTTGATCTGGACGTTGCTGCCAAGATCAGCTTCACCAACGACAAAGAGCGTTACGAAGCCATCCAGTCGCTGCTGCTGAACCAACTGCGTGACATCGCTTACCGCATGTACCGCGATTCCGGTTACAAGGCCGCTGCTGACAGCCTGCATGGTGGTAACAGCCTGCCGCCGGTACTGGTAGTTGGTACTGACCAGGTGATCGCTCGCTACCTGATGCAGCAAGGTGACTTCCGCACCCTCGGCGAAAACTTCCCGATGAAGCTGGTCTCCACTCCGAACGTAAACATGATCGGCAAGATCGTGATGACCTTCGCTGAGCAAGACGAAGCCAGCGCTGCTGGTAGCCCGCTGAACTTCGGTAACTTCCTGTGGAAGCCGGAACTGGTAACTGAGCTGCCGACCATGCGTAACGGCGCGAACTCCACTGAACTGACCGTTCAGCCGGACTTCAACCACATCGTGAACCTGCCGGTAATGGCTTCGATCACCGTAACCGGTATCAAAGACATCGTCGCTACTCGCGTTCCGATGCTGGTTAACGGTGTCGTTGATACCCAGCCGTAAGCTGCACTACTAGGGTGGAGCGATTCATCTTAGCGTAGAACCTTGCACATGTTGCGTAGGGGCAAGACAGGAGAAATTCTCTTCGGAGGGTTTCTCCTGTCATCTATGCCGTTATGCCGTTAACGTAGTTTTTTTTAGACATATATCATCCTAGTGTAGTACCATTGGTATATTTACGTAGAGGCTTAGCGAGAAGAATGTAAAATGGCAAGTTCTACTTATCTGCGTCCCGAATTCGTTGATCCGAGAGCGGGCATTGACAACCCTCTTGAACGAGGGATAGATCGGTGTGGTTTCCACATGCAGATCTCCTACTTTAACAACCTTAGCAGTAGAGTAACTGTAGCACTAAGGAACGGTCTGAAGATGGATATTCCGACGGCTAGCAATATCAAGCTAGCACGTGAGTTCATCATCAGAGTGGAAATGGTCTTTAAGCGGGAGATTGTGGAGAACGTACATAAGTTGCTGAATTCAGTAACTGCGGATCAGAACCACACTCTTCGGCTCATTCGTGAAAACTTAGTAGACGGCTATGCAGAAGGCTATGGGTCGAAACGATCCATTATCGAATATGCCGTTACTGAGAACATGATTGTCGATGCTGGAGGTAAGCTGTATGTCCACGACTTAGACATTGCTGTGGGTATTCCTAATCGGTATAACTATCTTGTCCATCCCTACAGTGTTGAGGGACGGGACATGGATATCAAGACGTATATGGGGGGTGGTGAGAAAACCAATACCGGGAATATCACTATTGAGTACGTCACGCATGATGAAGGACAACGCCCACTCTTCACCCGCTTCTCTGACAAGATTATTGCCATCGAACCACAGATGAGCATGCATCGTGAACATGGCTTACATATCACGATAGAGAACGTCGTCACCAGTTCTCAATCAGAACGTCAGACCCGAATAATCTTTATTGATGCTGACAACATACAGGAGATGGAGAAGTGTGGTTTCTTCAGAACCTACGAACAGGCCGTATCTGGACCTAGCTTTGAAGTAGCCCAAAAGCAAAAGCTAGCTGAAGCTCAATTGCAGTTGGATGAGATGAAGATGGCTTTGGCTAAGGCTAACCAAGAACTGGAGACTGAGAAGGCAACTATTAAGCGAGAGCAAGTGCGCAATGAGGCACTGCACAACGAAATCAAGATGATGACCGATACCTTCAAGAGTTACACAGATGCTAAGCACAACGACCAAGAGCGTCGTCGTAAGCTGGACTATGAGTACGAGAAAGAAGGTTACGATTATCGTTCACTTAGACGGAAGGAAGAAGGTGAGTTAATTAAATATCTCCCCTCAATCATCTTGGGGATAGGCGCTGTATTCGTAGCGCTTAAGTCAGTCCTGTAACAGTAGTCTCGATCTGCAGATAATAAAATACAGGTAGCAATCATCCTAGGAATAGGGTCTTTACTAGCCGACAGATCGTTTTAGCAATAGAGAGGGTTTTAAGGTGGACGAACAACTAATAGATCCCTCTGTGCCATCACGAGAGACTGTTGGTAGCAGGCATTCTGCGGAAGGTATTTTGCATGCTATTGGATTAGCAGTGAATAGAAAAGACCACTCTATCACTGGGGCCTACATCATCGAACATCCCCACACGGGGCTACTGTACGTTGGTAGTACTTGCAACCTATATCGCAGACTGCACGGTCATGCAATCAGCCTTATGAAAGGGACTCATCGAAGCAAAAAATTGCAAGCCGCTTTCGATGTTCATCCAAAATTAACCATAAAGTTCAAATCAACGAAAACTAGGGAGGAAGCGTACGATGTTGAACAATTTTTCTTGGATAAGCTGGCCGTAACTGGAACCCTGACAAATACTGCATTAGACGCTAGATTAAATGGTAAGGGTGTTTCTAGATCACCTGAACACCGGGTGAAAATTACCAATGGTTTAATGCAGTATTATGCCTCTGATGAAAATAAGAGAAATCACGGTAAAGCAGTCAGTGAGGCTCTTATGAAACCGGAATGTGTAGAACTGAGAAGAAGGAATACCCAGAAATACTGGCAAAATCCTGAATACAGGGCTAAACATGTTGGTAAAAAGAGAACTTCAGAAGCTCGCGATAAAATAAGAATTGCCAAACTTAAAACTTGGCAAGACCCAAATTATCGTGAGAACTTTAAAGCTGCCAACAGCATTCCTATCACCATCGATGGCGTTACGTATCCTAGTTATGCAGCTGCTGCTAGCTTCTACGGTATCAAGTATAAAACTTTCCATAGACGGATAGTAACTGGGTACAAAGGGTGGGTAATTGGAAAATGATTAGTACTTGATAAGGAGCAATGAATGGATCCCCAATTGCATCAGTTCATCCGAGAAACAACTCCACAGTTGAATCCGGATATCACCAACGGCATTGCCACCAAGCATGCTCGTGAGCGGGAGCGTTACGTCGATGAGATGTTTCGTGCCATCGCAAAAGGTTTTCCGCCTGGCCTTGAATATCATGGTGGTACGCCCTGCTCACCTGAAGAAGAGTTTGCCAACCTCTCCAAACGTCAACCTCGACGTGGCCGGCGCAAACAAGGCGTACAGCAAAGCAAGCGAGAATTCGATATCGCTCGCTCTGATACGTACATGGTCAAGTATCGCTTCACTTACAAAGGTGAAGAGATCAAGACGTATCTGAGTCTTCCGGACATTAGTGATGGCGGCATCATCTATCTGTCTGGTACGCGTTATCTGATCTCTCCGATTCTGGCTGACCAAGTCATCTCAGTTGGCCTGAATGACATCTTCGTGGTGTTCAGTCGTTCGAAGGTAACGTTCAAGCGGATGAACGTACGGTTCTATGCAGATGGTCGACTGGAAACAGTCTACCAGCCGCACTCTCAAGTCCATCACAAGAAGGACAAGAGTAAGAACAAACCCAAGATCGCCATGAAGACCACCATGTTTCATTACTTGCTGTGTAAGTATGGCTTTGATGAAACCTTTACTCGCTTTGCTGGTACCCGCCCTAAAGTAGTAAAGCGTGCGGATTACAACGTAGACGATTACCCGACTGATGACTGGGTAGCATGTAGTACGGCAACTATGTCGAAGCCCAAGACTTACGGTTACTTCGACTACGTGCCAACCGATCTGATTGTGTTGGTTCCGCGTGTGGATTATGAAGACCCCAAAAAGGCTAACATGATCCAAAGCATGATTGGCTCCTTCTACTACCTGGCTGACCACTTCTCGCAACGTATCCAACCGGAGTATCTGGAGAGTCTGCGACTGTGGCGTATCCTGATGGGGTTGATCCTGTGGGGTGATCATATCCCGCAAGGCGAACTGCACGATGACATCTCGACACACATCGAGTCCCTCGATGAGTATGTCGATGAACGGCTGCGGATCAAGTTCCGACATATCAACATGCAAGTGAACGACATCTACGAGTTCTTTGCTATCGTGATTGATCGCCTCAGTGATTGGATCTTGGGTGCACGTGACAATATCAGCAGTCTCTATGGGAAAGAGCTGTCGGTACTGTACTACGTGTTCTACGATCTGCTCTCTGCCATCAACAACTTCTACTTCCGCATCAAAGCAGCATCGTCGAAGAAAGAGTTGACGGTAACGGATATCAACAACCATCTGGCCAGCACGATTCGCACTGGCTTCATCTACAGTTTGCTTAAGGGTTCTGGTGTGATCTCTACGGTCTCGTCTCCCAATGGCAACAAGGCACTGAAGCTGACTGCGATCATGGTGCCACAAAGTAAGTCGACCAAAATGCGTAAAGGCGACACGCGTGGTCAAGATCCGTCTAAACGTCTGCATGTTTCTAATGCAGAAATTGGTGGCTTCTGCAACTTGCCTAAGAGTGAGCCGTCGGCCTGGGCACGCGTTAACCCGTGTGTGAAGACTGACAATCGCGGTGCTGTACTACGCGATCCTCGCTTCGTGGATATGCTCGATACCTACCAAGACTGGATCAAGCAATCTCGTCAACCTGGACAAACTGACTAAGATTAATAAGGGCGGTCTAACCAGCCGCCCGTGCATTGAAAAGGAATAAAGTAAAATGCAACTGCCCTATGACCCATCCAAACTCGCGCGTCAATTCATGCCGATCAATCTGAATCAGCCGCCGTTCATTCCGAACATTCAGGCAAGTCAGATGGTAGCGCAAGTACTGCCGCAGCTGTGTGCGGCCATTGCATTGGAGATTCAGCGCAACGCGCAAATGAACGCAGTGCGTGTACTGATGTTTAACATCATGTCTGAAAACAACTTTAACAACGTTGAATTCAATCAGTTGTTGAACACCATCGTTCTCAAGATCGAAGCTGATATGGTGCGTAACCCGAATCAAATGCCCGGTAATCTGGCTGATTCGGTAGTACCGCAAGTGGTAGCGATGTACGCTGGTGCAATTGCAGCACGCTATCCTGACCTGCAACAGTTCGTACCGCCGCAAGTATACATGCAAGCGGTACAAGCTGGTAACGCGCTGAATAGCCTGGTTCAAGACAGTAAGAACATCTTGAACATGGCCATGCAACGTATGCAGCAGCAGGCTACCTATGCGCAACCGCAAGCGGGCTTTCAACAGCCAGTTTATCAGCAGCCGTTCCAACAACAACCAGTCGGTTATGCCCAGCCGATGTTTGGTACGCAACCACGTCCTGACCTACCGGCTCACAATCGGTTCTTCCAAGGTGAGTCTGAGCAACAAGGTACGCAACATACCTGGCAACCGCAAGCACCTGCGCAACCACAACCTACGTTCCAAAGTAGCAGCTTTCAAGACCATGTGGCAACTCCACCACAAGGTAATGCCGGCTGGGAACGTCAACCAGAAAGTAGTACCCCCAATCAACAAGACGTTGCTATCGAGGAGTTTTTGATGAACGAGGAAGAACTGAACGTCACGCAGTGGAAAGCTACGCCGGATCAACCGTATCTGACTGGCTTCTCGCCGCGTACCCATACCCAACACTACGAACGCAACCACAACCACAACGTTGTGCAGATCATCACCCAAAGACCGGAAATCATGGACTACGATGCTCATGGCGTGCCTTATCCGTCCTACATGGCAAAGGCACCTTGGAAAGAAAACTTCCAAAACGTGGCTGACTCCACTGTTAAGCTGTTGAACGCCATCAACGATGAAGTCGCTGCACATGCAGAAGATCCCGAACGTGGTTTCTTTACTTCAGGCAACGCCATCGCTGCTGATCTGATCGTAGCTGAATCCAGTCTGCCGGCAGCCATCACTTACCTGCGCTATCGTCGCGCCACGGTACGCCAAGAGAATCCTGAGCTACAGGCATACGGTGCACTGGTTAACTTCCAGATCATCCTGCATGAAGATGATCTGGACGATGACATCGCTCAGCAGAACAACATCGTGCTGGACCATCTACCGTTCCAAGCCAACTTCATCCAGCTGCGTGATCAACTGAACAAGTTGACCGATGAGTTCAAGCGCCTGCATCTGCGTAAGCTGAACACCATCCTGACCCGTGAGATCAATCTGATCCTGAGCGGTAACCTGGGTGTTGGTCTGAAGATCACCAACTTCATGGAAGACATCGAGTACATCGATGAAATCCTGCTGCAAGATTACGGTCCGCTGGTACTGGATGCTTGGGAGAAACACCAAGACAACCACATCAGCCGTCTGTTCTCTGTACCGCTGACTGATGCTGTTGAAGTGGACGAAGCAGCAGAAAACATGAAGAAGGCATTGCTGGATCGCTACAGCACGGTAACGTTGCTGACCATGACTAGTACAGCCATGGATATCGAGATCCCGGACAGCCGTTCGGTGCGTATCGATAGCGTACTCAATCCGGTACTGCATGAGCTGGTCACTGTGTTCTTGCCGATGGTGAAGAACTATGATCTGGCACATCGTCACTATGTAGTGACTTTGGATGGCGTGGTCTTTGAGATCACTTCGGGTTGGTTGGTAGATGACTGCCAAATGATCCGCGTCGTGGGCGACGAGCTGTAACCTAAACCACCCAGAGCCTACTTCGGTGGGCTCTGTTAACCACTGCAAGAAATGAGGATAGCATGAACATTCAAAACACTGATGAAAACAAGGACAACGGGGTTACCGTTGAGATCACGGGTGGTGATTCCATCACGGTTGGTCTGGTAGCTTCTGCTGTGAACTACGGCCTGAGCGAATGTGGCTTTGAAAATGTCACCATCGCTGTACCGGAAGATATCACCTGCCATCCGGCTGATGAGAATCTGGCTGCTATCATGCGTCAGGCTAAAGAACAGAATCCCGAACCCTTCATGACTGAAGTGGACGTGGTGATGTCCTTTGGCGACGATGATGAACCGGAACTGGGCGATGCTCCGCCGCCGAGCCGTGGCTTTGGCGAAGACGAAGAGCTGGAAGTCGAGCCTGATTAACGATCGTTGGGGGATCACTCGGGTGCTTGTTTCTCCTACCGAGTGAGTTAGGGGGCCCTTCGGGGTCCCCTCTTTTTTATGCTGTAATTTATTTTTTAATTAAGGTGAGATAACGTGGATAAAAAATACTGGCGTATGACCAATCGTTTGGAAATCCACCAAGTGGTTGACGATAAGTTGTCGATGAATGCTTTGCGTGAGCTGTTTCCTAATGGTGACGCCAATGAAATGAACTTTGTGCTATTCTCCACCTCTGGAATACATGGTACGTACCAGACCATCGAAGAGGCGGAAAGCGCTACACATCCGTCAGTTACTTTTCTGATCGTACATCCTCGTGCCGTGGCTATGCGGTACGGTAATGTACACCCGGTAACCACGGATGATTTTGACTTCCTAAAGAAACTACGTGCTAGTTCTCAAGAAGTTGTATCTAAAATTGGCATGCCTTAATAGAAGGGATAAAGAAATGAAACGTAGCGAATTTAATGATCTGGTTGTTCGAAGGAGTAATCATGGGCGACTACACTAGACTGACCATTGACGTTCGGCTGCAAGCAATGATACCGCCAGACGTACACAAGGTGCTGACTTACCTGACTACCAAAGACGAACAAACCCGTGAATGGGCTATGTTTGATTGGGGGCAGAAAGCACCACCGATTGATCATCCGTTCTTCAAGTGTGAACGTTGGGAGTCAGTCTTCGCCAATAGCTGCGCATATTTGCCAGTGGTAGGCGGTACCTTTGAGCGCGAGTGGGACTACTATCGCCTGAAGGGTTCTGGTTGCACCAAAGCCTATGACGGCGAATACGTAAGGTTCCTGGACTGGTTGCGGCCGTACATGATTGAAGAAGCCAAAGCGCAGGTAATCGCTTACACTGAATTCGATTCCCGAAAGTACCCCAGGATTGAATATACACTAACTAGCGATAAACAACTCACTACGGACACTACTCCAGACCCGGCGTTTAAAGACATCGGTAGCTGGAATTAAGACCTAGCGACATAAAGCCAGGAGCCCTAGGGCTCCTGGCTACTATGCCTGCTGCTTTTTTTTTGGTTAAACTACACCAAATTAAGACTGATCAGGTTCTTCTTCATCAGTGGCTGCTGGTGCATTCTGATCCATAGGGTCATCAGGATTGTCTTCAGTCGCTACCTCATCACCACCTTCAGCTGGTTGATCACCAGTGCCGTCAGCGGGCGGCGTGTCATCTTCTGGCATGTCGAAGTTCATGTCACCACCAAAACCAAACTCGTCATCGCCGCCGTTACCGCCAGTGTCATTCGAAGAGTCATCAGAGAAACCATTACCAGTATTCTCATCTTTCCCTTCATTAACAGTATCGGAGGCATCACGAACCGGACGAATGCCTTTCATGAAGTGACTCATCGATTTCGTCAGCGCGTTAACATGTTGCGACAGTTCGTCGTACACGTTTACTACTGGACGACCCTGTTCGTCTAGCGTGGTCAGTTCTGCCAGCTCTGGCAGCAAACCAATCTTAGCAATTTCACGACGCATGTAATGCGCTTTGACAATTGCTTTGATGGTACTAACCTGAGCTTCGATCTCACCCACAGTATCCGAGGTCAGGAACTCAGTGTTGATGATGTTATCCAGCGAAACATCCAACGCTTTACCAAACTCTTCCAGATACGTCAGTTGGTTTTCCAACGTGGCCGAATTAGGACGAGGTAGTACAGCGACTACCGACTCAATGAAGGATTCTACCAAGTATTCGGTAAACTCTTCTTTATCATGCTCACTGGAAAAAGTAATTTCTTTGTAAGCAGGTACCGATTTAACGATACGATCCAAGTTATCTACGATCAGCTGTTTAAGGCGGAAATTGATAGTCTCGGAGTTAGTCAAGTAGTTCCGCACGTAATGGTTCATGTGCGGTAGGAAGTCATCTTGAATTTGGATTACACGCTTAGAAAGCAGCAAGTTGTTTGCAACAACCGATGCAGCATATTCAGCGTTAAAGCCGGCGTCCACCATTTCTGGTGTCAGACCCAAACCCTGGATACTCTTGTCACGCAGCTTTTGTTCCAGTTCCGTATCAGGAACCACATGGGAACTACCAGACTCACTGAAATCAATCTTCATTTCAGAGATGCCTTTGTTCCCAGAGAACTCAAACTCATAACCAGAGGTATTCAACCAGTTGGTGATATCGGTCGGGTTACTGGTGCCAGTGGGCATACCCTGCGCACGAGCACGCATGATCTCGCCCTTAACCTGTTCGATCGTCTTCAGTGGATCTTGATCATCTTCATCTAGAGTCACTGACACTTTCGTACGGCTAATGGCATTACGGACAGCAGCATGAATGTTTGCAAAGGTAACGATGGAACGCAGGCTGTTAACGATACGGGTATCCTGCATCAGTGATTTACCAGTGCCATCCTCATTAAAGCGAATAGCGAAGTAAGTCAACAGATCAGCCGGAATGTACAGCAATGCCGTATGGTCATTCTTCAGACTGCGAGCCAACATCATGCGATAGACTTCAGTGTTCTCACTCACGGCAAAGCGACGACCGTAAAGACCGTTCTTCAGACGAGAGATCAAATCTTCTTCTACCATCCCAGCATAAACACGAGCAGCATAGTCAATGTGACCACGGTTACGCATGTCAAAACCATTCATGCCTTCGTTAACACGTTCGATCAGGTGAGATGCCAGATCATTCGAGCCACGGAGACGCTGACCCAGATCGTAATACAGATCCTGATCCTTACGACGCATAACCGGATTACCTTCATTATCCAGCATGACGAAGTAGCCTACATGCTTTTCCGGATAACCAGGCACGTAGACCGGGATAGTCGATTCAGGAGGCAGACGCATTACCAGTGGTGCACCAATCGACTTACGACGCAGCTTGTCCTTAGTCAATACTGGACGAATCGGTACATAGTCAGGGGACTGGTTCTTAAACACAGTATGCTGGTTAACTCGATCCTGCAGTGTCTTGATGTAGGCAAACTGCGTATCGTAGTCTTCCATGCCCAAACCACGGCTATGGCGTTTCACCATATCAGCACGTGCTTGATCCGCCAGTTTCGGTACATGCAAAATTGCTGGGTTATCAATCACAGTGATGCCAGTGGGGATACCTTTACCTACGGTAACGCTATGTTCATTACTGTCGCCAATCCCCGGACGAGATTTGAAACTGAACATCGATTCCAAACCAGCCGAGTAATTGCTGTTGGCTGCTTCAGGGGTAGCCGCATCACGCGGACCCAATAGACCGGTGTTAAGTTTAAAGGTACCGCCACCAAAACCACGGGATTCAGCCCCTACATTGGTACCGCCTTTAAATCCATAGCCCACTCGGTTGTTGATAAGGTCATCTACCGAGTTCTCAGGAATCACCGCGACAGGATAAGAACCCGCATCGATCAGGACGCTACGCAAGATCTTTGGTAGCTCCTCTTCTATTTTATGGGTATCCTGCATGTAGGTACGGACCTTCTCGATCATGGTCGAGACTAGGTCTGCAGGCAGGTTAGAGTTTTCAACGTTGAACGTCAGTTCAACCGTAGTCATGTCCTTAGGGGCCAGTACCGAACTGATCAAAATCTGAGCAGCCAATTCCAAGTCCGGATGCATCTGCATGATAATATCAGTTTCATGCATATTACGAGCAACATCCGTACTGACGGTATTAAAGCCAGCAGGGTTGATGGCAGCAGGGTTAATCTTACCTGTACCGTCGCGAGTCGGAATTTTAGTCGGGTCATTGGTCAGTTTACTGAACAATGCGGCAGCGTGTGGATTTGTCCGTACCAATTGGACGGGGTTCACTTTAGCACCAATGCCGGCTTTCGTAATCTCTGCCAGCATCTTATTGTAACTGCTGTTTTTCATTCGGGCTTTCCCTCTTTAATCGTTCACCTATAAATCGGGTGTTTAAGATGAGTAACAATTACTACAAGATTTATGTAGATTCGGTGATCAAGCTTGCACAGACCTTGGTGATCAAATCGACAGACACCGTTGATCTTCAAAACAAGTTGATCGTCCAGTTATATGGTAGCGATGCGGTTGATCCGTTTGCCCCTGAGACTTGGAAATACTACATGAATTTGGCTGGTGAGTATCACTTCACCGACCAGGAAATGTACATCGTTTCATTGGATACATTAGAAACAATACTTTTTAGCAAGGAAAATCTACGAATCCATCGAGCAACGGCACGTGCCTATGCTTTTGGTGAGCGTAACTATCGTGAATTGCTGACGCTGTATCCGAAACAAGAAAGTTTGATTTACGGTATCATTTCACCTGTAGACAAACAAACGGCCATTGAAGCAGAAGATGGCGACATTCTAGCTTGGCCTAATGAGCTAGTAGAACCTAACGAATACAGTTTGATTAGCAAACTGGAAACTTGGATCAAGAGTTACAAGTTGCGTTGGGAGAACCGCCAGTTCGGGATTAGTGATGATTTGTATTTTGCCACTAGTCATGCGGTTATGTACTTGATGCTAGTGCCTGCAATCCTGAACTTCCGTCTAGAGGCATGTAAAACCAATGAAGCCCATAGCTACCATGTTCGTGAGTACTTGGCCAGTCATAATGGTCTTGATCATTATCTCGATTTCTTGACCCTAAAGCAGTCGTTGTTCCTTTATCGTAACATCCGTTACATTCAGCGCAATGCCGGCAGTCAAGAGATGTTTGATCTTTTGGTCGACAAACTCATGACAGCGCGACTGATGCCTATTGGTGAATACACCGCACGGCATATGTTGCAAGACATGCCTGATAGTTTGGTACCGACGGTGAAGTTCCGTAAGAAGCCGTTGAACCTGGGGATGAACAGTACTGCTTACGACCTGCTGCCCATCGAAGACTTCTATGCGAAGGAACGGACACTGGCACGTGACAACCGTATCTATGAACAAGAGTACATGGATAAGGCACGTCAAGACTTTAGTTATTCCACATCCAATGTGGTACTGACTAAGGCTATTGAATCGACCGTGGTTGATTATGCAGATAGCTCGCCATACAAACTGTCTGAAACGTTGGTAAGTAACTGGCTACATCAATCGAATATTGGTGTTTACCAGGCAGTGGTGTCTTGTACTAACCCGAAGACGGGTGAGCGTTATTCCCTGCGTGCCAATGAAGCCTGTGTGTTCATGCAGTACCTGTATTACCGGGCGGCTAACATCACGCTTACTCACCGGCAACCTATGCTGGCTAGACGAGTGATCAGAGATCAGTTCATTACTACAGATGACATGCTCAAAGTGGTATCGGCAAAATGGCGTAACTATCTGCGGCCTTATTTGGATGCAGCACGAAACATGTTGCCGTTGATGTCTAAGGTGATCTCTATCGATGCCTTCTATCGGCAGACTTATGAGATCTACACAGCCGTAAACAAACAACGGTTCATAATTGCGCAAGAGCAGCATCAAGAAATTCGGGCGCAGTTTGCTAATGCCGTTGCCGTACTGTTTACTGATCGCGTGTACTATCCAGAGAATCCGGATGAAACATTCGCTACTTGGTTGGCTGATCGCAACATCTTTATTGACGAGCTAAGCCGTGACCAATACGAACTGATGTATCTGGAATTGCTGCGCGAAGGGACAGGCCTGTCGGTTAATACCCATACCTCGATTCGCGATGTGCAACAAGCGCTACTGAAACTCATGACTGCATTGTCGAGTTACAGTATTCAGTTCATGTCGACTATGAATGCAGCGTCGATTACTTCACTGGACTATGCTGCACAACGAGTAGGGGATGACTCTACTACTGGTAGCTCGCATTACGAAGTGACCAGTCACGGTATGGATATTGTTGATCGAAACGACATCATTAAAGTTAACTATAAATTGGATACGGACAAAGACGCTTCCGAGCCAATGGTTGACTTGACGTTGTTGGATTACCACTATATCGACATGCAGCCGAATCTGAATCCAGGGTCTGGCCGTCTTACCCAATACTTCTCGGTACCCACTGGTTTGGATGCTCGTGTAGCGTTGAATCCCATTCCTTATGAGAATGCATTACCCAATGCCCTAGGGATGGATTACTTCCTACAACTGTCGCAAGATCAGCGTTTTGCCTTCAAGGACTTTTGGGTAAACGTTATGGCCTAGCAATAAAAAATCACCGATTGGTTAAATCCTGTGATAGATCAGGATATACCTTTAATTACTGATTAAGAGGAAAAAACATGGAAAAGTTAACTCGTACCTGCTATGGTGCGCGCTTGGAATCTGCACTCTATCAGCGTACTCCGCTGACTTTCGATGAGAACACCACACTGAATGAAAAGTTTGGTATTCTGGCGAACGTGTATCCGCCTAGCAATCAGTACACCGCTGTGCGTTACTTCGCTATCGGTGTAGGTGGTCATAGCTTCACCATGGGCGCCAACAACATGCCGAAGCTGGAAATCCTTCAGCACAAGCCGACTGATGCTGCCCTGTTTAACCACATTCCGTTCGTGATGCGTGAACCGACGAACGATCTGGATGTGACCACTCGTGGTAACTATGCACTGCGTCGCCAAGAAACCCATAACGGCGTACCGTATATCTGCTACTACCTGAAGCGCCTGGACATGACCAGTGTAGCACCGCAACTGATTTACAAGACCGTAAACGATGCTGGTGATACCACTGCCACCCCATGGAAGCCGGACAGTTCTGTTCTGAACCCTGTTCCGTCTCCTTTGGCCGATAACGGCGTGAACGTGACCACTGGTGACTACATTGCAGCGACTGCGCTAAACCAGATTTCGTTCTCGCAAGCTGACATTGAAGAACTGCGCAATGTTGGTAACATTCTATTTGGTGACCCAGCATACGTGATCATTTCTGAAATGGCGCTGGTATCCGCTATCGACCACGCTGTTCCGGTGGTAGGTGCTGGTAATACCACATTCAATTTCAATGAAGTCATTGCCGCGCAGGTTTGCAACTTCGTCGGTACTGCATATCCGATCGCTATGATTAACAGTGGTATTGAAGTAGCTCTTGATGTTGGTGCTACCGAACCAATCTGGAGTCTTCAGCAAGGTTAATAATCATGGTCGTGCTGGATCCAAATAGGACAGCGTGTATCGTAGGCATTGATCCAGGGTCTGAGACCCTGGGTCTTTGTCTATTGTACTTCGATGTCATCACGTTAGAGTTGTTGGCTGTCGAAGCCTTTACCTTCACCGGTAGCAAACTCCCCTTTATGTCTCCAGCAATTGCTTCCATCCACGGTGAACGGGCAGCTCGGCTACAAGCCCATCGAGAAAACCTGCTTAACATTCTACGGCTAAAGCGACCGTTGGCTGTTATCTGTGAATCTCCTTTCTTTAACCCCTTACGGCCGAGTGCTTTTGCTCCGCTGGTTGAAACCCTGGATGCTATTCGTGCAGCACTGTTCGAATACAATCCATACATGGCGTTGCATCTGGTGGATCCTCCGACTGCAAAGAATGCAGTTGGCGCTAAAGGCAATGCCGGTAAAGAAGACGTCTACAAAGCCATTCAGCGATTGCAAGGTATCCCTTTTGTAGGGTGTAGTCCGCAAACATTGTCGGAGCATGCACTGGATGCATTTGCGATTGCATACTCCCGTTACAAGTCCTACAAGAGTTATCCAACATGAATGGAGCGATGTTGTTTATCAAGAATAACAAAGACTTAATCGCAGGATTGATAGTGGTGGCTATTGCCATTACCTGCCTTTGGTTCTATGGGCATGCTGAACGCAAGAACGCCATGCTCGTCGTAGCAAATGAAGTAAACACCAAGTCGGTAAAGACGCTGACTAAGGTTGCGAAAGATAATGAGTCTGCCGTGACCACTTCTCAAAAGCAAGAAGAGAAGCGTATTAACGATAGCCAGCAGTTTGATAAAAACCAATCCAAGCGTGAGGTGGACATTTCGAAGAAGTATCGAATGACCATCAAAGTACCCACCACCAGCAGTAGCCCTCACGGGATGGTGGCGGAAACGCTTTCATTACCGGCAACGGTACCAAATGCAGAGGAAGCTGAAATCAGTAGTGTACGCATTGCTGATTCTTGGGAGCGCTTCTGTCATTTCAAACAACAGGATGGACTACCATGTACAAACTGATTATAGTGCTTATAGCTACCTTTCTATTGACTGGTTGCGGTACTATACCAGTGACAAAGGTAGAAGTTGCAAAACGTCCGGCCGCATTGATCAAGCTGTGTGATTATGCACCACCGCCGGACATAGAAGAATATAAGCTGGCTACTTGGACAGAGAAAGAAAAGATGTGGAAAAAATCTTACGATTTGAGTATGCTCTTGACATCTCTATGTAATGCCAGACTTATTGAGATGGGTAAACTAAATGCGGAATACTAACATGCTGCCAGAGATTAAGGATATCCTTGATAGTGTCAGCGATGAACGCGTGCTACGCAATCGCCGGCCTGAGGCTACGCCGCTAGATGAAATGATTGACGCTTACGTCATGATGACCCAAACTCGCCCCAACATGCTGCCATACAGTCATGAATGGACGGGTCGCCATCTGAAAGCGGCGATTGATATGTTGTCTGATGAAGATCAGCATATCTTGATTACCACCATTTTTGAACGCACGGGGAAGATGCCGCTAGACGCATGGCGCTTCCGTAAAGATAACCACGGTGCTCATGAAACTCCGCAGGTACGAGATGAGCGTCGGTTTCGTATTTGGCTGCTCCAGTACATAACCATCTTTGGTTCGTTCTTTGCTGCTATCATAATGGGTGGAGTATTCTTCTCCATTATGCGCTATGGCATCCCTCAGAATAGCTCGCTAATTGGCGAGATTTTTAATACATCTTCTGAGATTGTCAAATTGCTACTTAGCACATCCATTTCCAATTAGGGGGTTACATGCGTGATTTTCTTAACAAGATGCGATTTGCCATGGAAGAGCGTCTGGACGGTAAGGCTGAAAAAGAAGCTGAACACATCGTCTATGCTCGCCTGGTAGATTTCGCACAACTGACCCATGCAGCATCGAAAGAGATGCAAGAGCAATGGTCGATTAAAGTACAGAAGACCGAGCAGAATGCCGGTGCTGGTTCTGTACGTGTGCGGATGTCGCAAATTGAAGGTGCTGAACCGACCTACTACCTGACCACTAAGGTAAAAGGTAAGGCTGGTGAGTGCATGGAAGCTACCATGCCGTGTACCATCGATTACTTTACCATGTTCCGTTTCCTCGCTGAAGGCGGGATGGTAAAAGACCGTTATCGTTTTCCCATCCAAGGCAGTGATCTGGTGTGGGAAATCGATGTATTCAAGAAACCTGATGGCAGTTACCATGACTGGGTGAAGATTGATCTGGAAGTTAAAGATCTTGAAGCCCCACTGCCGGAACTCCCGATTCAGTTCGCCGAGGTCATCCTACCAGTTGATCTGCAAGGGCCGGATCAGGAGAAACATAATGCAGTACTGGACACGCTGTATTCGTCCGTCTTTAATACTCCCAACATGTTCCTTTCGGGTGAAATCGAAAATAACAGTGTTGAGGAAACTAGCGAAGCTCCGCAGGGCGATGCGACAACTGATGACAATGCGACTGGAGACAATGTTGATAACGTTGATTCTGGTGATGATGCTGTTGCAGATGGCGCTACTGATGCGGTTGATGCTAACGATGTCAGCGGAACAGATAGCGACAGTAATGTCAGCGAAGAAGTTACCGCCGATGATAACAGCACCGCTAGCACCGAAGAAACACCCGCCGAAAACACTGACGACAGTCAAGACGACGAAGTGAGTGTGGTGGTGGAAGAAGCTACTGAAGAGCAAAAAGAGAAAACTGAGCAAGATGAAGAGGCTACCGAGAAAGTCGGTACTGAATCGTTCTCGTTGATTTCTCGCTTTAAGTAACGTCATAAGGCTAGAGAGAAGCTTCGGCTTCTCTCTAGCTCTTTATGCCACGTATTCTTTAAAGCAATCCAAATGTAGTTTGGTGAGAATCGTGTTACGTTGGGGCATACGACTTGTACCTTGCCACACCCACGAACGAGCATTCGCTACAAGGTTAGGATCCTGACCAGGGATAATCGGTGCATCCAGAATATCCCGTTCCGTCAATTGCACCCCATACGACTTATTGATCTTATCCAAGACCTGATAAATCGTAGTCGGTTGTGTTTGTACGGGAATAACTTTTACCCCAGCCTCATCAAACGTGATGCGATGGTATTCTAGGCCGTTAGTACCATCTAGTGGCAGACCAGCAGATTCGGCTACACGAATTGGTACAAAGGTGTTTTGGTCCCAATAAACATCTGGACGGGTATCCAGTGCCATTGGTTCGCCAAGTTCAGTCTTAGCGGAGTACAGCTTTACTTGGTTTTCAATATACAGCAAATCAAGAGTAATCTCGATATCTGGTCGATTCAGATCCAAAATGCCATAGTCGAGTACACGCATGTTTAGTTCCTAGTTAAGAGACGAGCGATAATCGGGCCGAACGCTCGACCCTTCCATAGAATTAACTTGTTATGCTCACTTTGCCATTACCGTTATTATCCGTATAATCGGCGTATAAGCAATCTTGTTTTAAATACAATAAATTATACTTTGTATTAATTATAAACGCTTATAGAGCGATTGTGAGCCTTGTAGGGGTATCGTCATAAAGCTAAGGATCTCCCAATTGAATGGAAGCCCTTAGCTTTGGGGGAGGTTATACCTGTTTAATTGTCTCAAGCGCCTTATCCCAGAAAAGGATACGACTCTCTATTGCAGCAATGCCCGTCTGAATGGCACGTCCGACCAGCGTTTCACTACCCATGGCTTCATCTTCTAGCATGCCCAATGCCATCGGACCATGGTCATCACCGTCAATCTCAATATGCCGCTCAAGGTAGTGGATAAACAAAGGGCATTGTTCCTTTGTAAAATCCAACTCTTTAAGTAATGTACGGAACATTCCAGGGATTACATTCTCCCGCCCAAAGACAAATTCCCCCAGCACATCAATATTAGCAGCCCGAAGTGCTAAATTAGTAGTGCGCTCGACATACTGACAAATAGCTGGATCGATATCACCTACTTGTTTTGTTGCGGCTGAAACAGGGGTTTCGAATTGAATCTGGCTAATGAATTTATCGATAGTCTCTGTAGATGCACCAATTTCCTTCATAGCTTGTAGATACAATTCAAAATGACTACAATAGGTGCCGTTAGGAAGAACATCGGATTCTTCGGCCAGCACTATCTCATTGATAAAACGAGTGATACGAGAATTGCGGGATGGTACCCACAGTATGCGAGTAGATGCATACTGACTCTGAATACGCTTAACTAGGGACATAAAGTCCCATACTGCAAATACATGCCATTCCATAAATGCACGCAATTGCTCAATAGTCCGAACACTACTAAAGATCGGATGTGTCTTCAGAGTTTCAGTAACCTCATTCAACCGCCCATATGCTGGGTGGTTGGTAATTAGTGACTGCGAATTAACCATATCCCGCTCTTTTCTCCGTTTATTGTAGAGGTTTATTAACTTCGATTGACAATTGAAGTACATCAAACAGCTTAATGTATCTATTAATAACATCGAGTGCTGCTTTTAGTGCTGCTTCGGTACGAATCACATCACCATCAAGTTCAGCAACCAGCGTTTCAATAGCTACTGCGTTGAACTCATCGCTGTCTAGATCAATGTAATATTGCAAATAGCGTGAGTACTTATGAATACTCTCTTCAGGTACCTTCAGTTTAGTCTTGATGTTTTTAAACATCGTGGGTATGGCTGCTACATAACCAAATAAGAAAGTACTCAACACTACTTCATTTGACGAAGAGTTCACTGTTTCAGTAGTTGCAGAAACACTGGTTTTAATTTCTTCATTTGCACCCGCGCGTTCTGCGGCCACTACTGGCGGAAGACCAAAACGCAGTAGATTAATGAACTCAACAATCACTTTGGTTGTGGTATTAGAATCACGCATTGCTTCGATGTAAAACTCAAGATGGCTTTGATGTGATCCATCTTCTGTTTTATAACTTTCCAATGCAAGTACGAGTTCGTTAAAGAATCGTGCAGTTTGTTGATTTCGTGGGGGCACCCAAGGGAAACGTAAACCAGTATATTCACACTGCAAACGTTTAACGATCGACATAAATTCCCATACTGCAAATACCTGCCACTGCATTAGGGTTTGGAGGTCGTAAATATTGCTGATGTAATTAAAAACCGGATGGTTTTTAAGTTGCTCTAGTTTAGTTTCCAGTAGAGCAACTTGGGCTTTTGTTTCTGGGTAAGTGAAAGGTTCGAGAAATTTAGACATGATGATTCCTTGCGATTACACTTTAGTTACAGGGCTTTCAAACAATACTTCGAAAGCCATTAGTTGAATTTCAGAGTAGTGTGCATTCTCGATCTGATGATTAGCCAAGAATGTGTTAAAAGGCAAATCAATAGGGCAGCTGCGATTACAGAGTCGAAGTACCGAGCAATCCTTACAGAAGTCGTCTTTGACGTAGTCTACCTTCTTCATGTTAACTTGGGTAATGTTGATCACATTACCGTAGATGTATTCGTCATTAGAGTTCTGGCATGTCCGCAAATTACCATTCATGTCCAATGTGATCAAACCAGGGTGATCCGTACCACAATTGGAATAATGATGGATTGGACTTTGCTGGGCGAGTGTTTTGGCATATGGAATCGCGCCACTACCGAAATGGTACAAATTGGTAGGCAGCAGCATGTATTCATTCCAACGCGAATAACGCTTAGACTCAAAGTAATGGCGACGTAAGTATTGCTTTAGGATCGTGCGGTATTCTGGAATCTGTTCGGCAGTAACTACATGCGACTCAGTAGCGCAGGCACCAGTTTCGTAAGTACGCCCTACTTCGTAAACGATCGGTACTGGTTTCAAATTATGTTCCATTAGGAACGATTTGAAATACTCATCGATTTTAAAGAGATTGTAGTTAGTAGTGGTGATCACTGCATTAAAGCTGAATTGAATACCGGCATCTTGTAAAGCACGAAGTTCTTCTACTTTACGATGCAGGAATTCCGGACCACGCAGCGCGACATGACCAGGCCCATCGTGACTGATACCGATGCTAACCTTACCCTTAAGTTTCTTGAAGAATTCAGCATGCTTCAATTTCAAGATGGTGCCATTGGTTGGGATATACCAACTGATCTTCTTGTCATCTAATGCTGTCATGATCTCAATGATGTCGGACCAATACAACAGCGTTTCGCCTCCCCATAGCTCCACACGAGTCAACTGCCCCAAGTCAAGGCGTTTCTTGATCTTGCGGATCAATTCACCAGTCATGAAGTTCTTTGGCCGCTCCGCCGGATTACCAATGTCCTTCTGCACGCAATAGGTACAACTATAGTTACATGCGTGCCCCAAGATCACTTTGATTGTGTGTGGTGCATCTGACTTATGGTACTTAGGAGGCTCTGGCAACAAAAACGATTCTTTACCCAATGGCGCGCCTGCTGCATTGAGAATCGTATTCAGACTGTTGTCGTACTGAAAGATTTCACCAGTTTTTTCAATCCGAAAAGATGTTAGGCTCATGGCTATTTCATTGTGTACAGTGGGATAATAACTTCACTATTCGTAGGATCGAGTAGTCCGTATTGCGTAGCTACCATACGACCACTCTCCACAATCTTCTTAAAGTAGTCGGTATAGTTCTTCATTGCAATATGGGGAATGAAGTTAAAATCTGGATTGATCTTGATGTTGTCCACCACGTATTTGAAATACTGGTAGTAGACGTTGTCTTTATCTTGAATCGAATTCACATACCTAGCATAGTCTGTTACTTTGCCTTGAAGGACTTTAGCCAAGAACTTTACTGGATCATCAAAGTCCTTCAGATTGGCAAACGGAGTACTGTAACCTTCCGAGGTTGCAGATTTCAATTCCGAATAGAAGTCATCATGCATCAGAAATAACGACTCGGAATGGATCGGATACAGGTCAGTTTTGTTTTCGCTGTAGGTAGTTTCTTCGGTAAAGGTTCTATCGCTGCTGTAACGGGTGTTTCCCAGCGTTTTAAGCACCTCTGGTGAGCTTGTCGTATCCTTTCCATACTCACACTGCTTCTCGACCATAACGTCGTTTGTACGGCACCAGGACACCAAAGCTTCACAGCGGTTACTATGCCACATATTACTGTCTTCAATACCCTGAAGGATGATTTTCACCTTCATGATCTTGGCTTTACGCTGGATGCGATACAGTACATGTAGTAACTTGTTGATATTCACCGAGTACAAGAACTCTTCGCTAATGGAGATTTCCCGTAAGCCTTTTACTTTGATATCGTTCTCAATGATGTCTAGATGGCGGAACACAGCATTGTCAGTCATCGAAGACAGCCAGAACACATTGTCCATTGCTTGATAGAAACGGAAGTGTTCTGGATGATCGTGTTTTAAGAACCACATGTCGTCAATGGTGGCCGCCATATGGAAGTGAGATAGGAACGACATTAAACGATCGATGTAACTTTTCTCTTCCAATGACTGGCTGATTGGAATGTACGACTTAAACTTTGCATCTGGTAGAAAGTCATCACGGATATAACAAAGCTTGCAACCAGCCTTACAGTTGTACTTCTTAAACACGGAGTATGTCACATCGAAGTTGATGTTCTCTAAACTGTCGTGTATAACGAAGTGGTATTTGGGGTCGATAATCTCGATTTCTTTAGTCATTGTTGAATACCCAAATGCTGAAGTAACGTCGGTTTCTCTTTGAGCTTATACAGATGTTTGATAGCGATCTTGTTTAGTAGATAGAATTCTCTACACCGATTTGGCGTTGGCGGATCCATATCGAAGATAGCGTAGTGGTACTGTAGTCCACATAGCTCACGTGCTTGGCAGCCATGACACGGTTTACGAATCTTGTCTGCAGCCTTCTTAGGCATTTGGTCTCGGATGACTTCCACGTAGGGCTTCCAGCGACCAATAGCAAAATCGTAATCATCGTATTCAATAAACTGGTACTCCGGAACAATCATGCCATTGGGAGCCAATACCAACTGCTTATGATTCTCAAAGTACTGCTTATCAATCTTGGTAGTATGGCCATCTATAAACAGGTTAATGCCAGAGACGTATAGCAACTGCACAAACTGCAAGAAAGCCGTAAAGAACTGCTGTAGGTAGAGTGTTTCATCAGCAATCACCGTTTCAAACCGATCTTCCCGACGGATGTGGCGCAACAGGATCAAGTTCAAACACGAGATCTTGTATTCGCGGTACAGCTTGATGATCGCGTTAAAAGTCTCAGGACTAAACACCGACTTTTCATTCGTCGGAATTACGTACTGGAATTGCACGTCGATGTTTTGACCTTGTAAGAAAGTCAACGTCGCTTCAATATCGTACTCGGTACGATTCAAACCCTGATGATGAAAGTCGTAGCTGATGCTTACATACAGCACGTCTTTGAATTCTTCGAAGAATGAACGGTGCTGTAGAATCAACGAACCGTTAGTCTGAATAAAGAAGATTGCCTTGTCTTTGAAATCCGGGACACGTTCCAGAATCGCCAAGATAATCTTCCGCATGGTTTTAATGTAAACCAATGGCTCCCCGCCATGGAAGGAAACCATTGGTTTTTCAGAATGTTCGACCACATCAACTACGAAGTCGATCAAAGCCGGATCACATTCAGCAGCATCCACACCTACATTCTTCACGTAAGCGCGGTCGCAATACGTGCAGTTGAAGTTGCAAGCAGGACCAACGTAAATGGATACGTCTTGGATGTTATCGTAGTTCATGGGTCAAGTTCTCTTACAGGTCGAGGATCTGGCTACGGGAATGTGCCGGATCGTATTTGTTAAGATAGCTGCTATTGTTGATGACCAACAAATGCAGCAGAGTGATGAATGCCGCATCCTGACTGGAATCTTCCAGTTCGTAAACATCCAACGGAATAGGAACACCATTAGCTTTGCAGGCGTGCGAATACAATGCAAGTGCCGAAGTCTTTCTGGAGGCACTGAAGGAACTCAAGAATTCATCTACAGACGGAAGTACTTTACCATCGTAGTTATCCTTAAATGCCGTCAGTAGGTACCGATGATGTGGCAAATTAGTCAGGCTATTTACCATGTCGGTATCCAGACGTTCATCGTTGCAGTGCTTGTACATCAAGTGTAGTACTGCACGAGACAACACCACTTCGCCTTCTACTTTGAGGGCAGCATTGATGTCGGCAAACTTCTTATGCATCGCTTGTTTATTTGCATGTTCACGCAGATCAATGAACAGCTGCACAATACGTTTACACATGCCATCAGGACGGAACAGTTTATCGCCAGTAGAAATGTTACCAGCCGGGCATTGGTAGCAGAAGTTCTTCAGATGACACGACTGACACTCTTCATGTTCCAGTGCATCTACATAGTTCTTCTGGAAGTTCACGTAACGATCGATGTAGATTTCGTCACGGAACAGGTTACCCAACATGGTGTGGCCTGCGGTCTCCTTCAGGTTAGTGAAGAAGTAGCAGCCACTGAAATCACCAGAGGCATCCATGGCAATCATATCCGAACCGACCATGCAGTTGGATTCACCCTTAACGCCTACACCTTCAGCCCAATGAATCTTGAAGTCCGGATAACGAAACATCATGGACTTCAGCTCATCAGTCATTTCATCCCATGAAGTTGCTGCGTTATTTTGCTTCTCTTCGCGGTATTCAGCTGACGCCGGCATTACCCATTCCACTACACCCTGTTCACGACCCATGATTAGCGGGTGAATAACAAAGTTGCGAACCCCCGACCCATAAAGACGATGCATGAACCCACGCAGATATGGTACACTTTCTTCATTGATAGTACAACGAATGGCACAATGGTGATTCTCGCGCATCATGTAATCGGGAATCAACTCGAGCATATCAAAGATGTAGTCGATATTTTCTTTCGTCAATTCGCGTCGATTAGTTTCGGCGTTATCAGTATCCAGCGAAATCACCAAAGAGGTGAAGTCATAACTGCAATACTCTTTCATAAACTCAGGCGTCAGCAACAGGGCGTTAGTAACAATCGATACTCGCACCTTTTCTTTATTCGCCGACAGCTCTTCTTTGTATGTGCGACAGAACTCCAGGATCTTGGCCTTCTGCGCCAGCGGCTCACCACCAAAGAACTGAAAGTTACGGTTTGGTAGATCGTTAGCGCTCACTAGGAAATCATAAACCTGCTTCAATTGTTCCTGAGTAAACTTGCCATAGTCTTTTTTATGTTGTTCGAAACAATAGCTACATGAAAGGTTACATGCATTGGTCAGAATGACATTTAGTACTTTCAATTCCGAAAACAGAATGTCTTTAACTTCTGCAACTTTCTTGATGCGCTCTGTCGGTTTCTTTTGATGAAATTTAATAGTTTGTGATTGCATTTTCTTCCCTTTATAAAGACGCTAGAGACAATAGACTATGTTCCGTCTATTGTCTCTAGCTACCCATTTTATAAAACAACCACTATAAAGTCGTAAGACAAAGACTCACGTTCTACGCTCTTAGCCATCAAGTCGTAGAGTTTGCTAGTCTGTATCGCGATAGACAGATACCCAGACATTGGTTCTTCAGGTACTGTAAATGAAATGCGGCCATCGCTAACCGTGTAATCAAAATTACTATCCACAGTCAGCGGGAAGTTCTTCCTGAATGCCTCATCAACAAATGGCATATTTCGGAAAACGTCAACTTCCACTTTAGTCCCACGCCCCACAAAAACCGCATGACCACCAGTGTCGGACGAATTACGGATGTATTTACGTACATTTTTAAACTGTACGTCAACAAACTGACTACGAATATAGTCACCTTCGTTGGCCAACACTACGGTTTTGTCACCAACCATCACCGATACATCATCCAGGCTATTTGCTAGATGGGCATCAGCATACGCGAATGACGACATTATCAACGCGTATGTATCAGTGGCCATCTTCACACAGAAGAGAACTGGTACGATGGTATTACCAGTAGCTGGACGCCCTGTCTCGCAATTAAAGAACGCTCCAGTTTTGGCATCGAGGCCGACAATCTTCAGTGACTTCAGAATGTCAGGAACACCCAAGACATCTCGACCATCTGACACAGAACCAAAATATACAAAACCAAACTGGTCTGCTTTACGGCACATGAGATCCACATCCACGGTACGATAGATTTCTGCACCGCTAGTGAATCGAGGCGATAGATACAGACGATACTCGCCATTAATCAAATCAAACCTGAATGCCATATCTGTTTTAATGTTTGCCATGTGAGAAACATTAAAATCGTGGATGCTATTAATAGCACCAGCGGCAGTAATACCTGGTGTTTCGGTATAATTGCCACTTTTAATAAAAATGGTTTTCATTCTATTTTGTTCCTTTCTTTTTCAAACACATATTACATATTTGAACGAGGGTAACATTAATGATCGAAAGGAAGCACAATGACTAACTCAGTCGACCATGAACCACATGATCGCATCGCATTGGATCATGTTAATCTGTTAGGTTATCAGAGAACTAATCTCTTCAATACAGGTATGGTATCGTTGATTCCCAACGAACCTGGTGTTTACATTCTTCATTTCTATAAACTGGGCACCTTCTACATTGGGTCTTCAACCGCTATCAGGAACAGGGCAGTAAGCCATAAATCTGAACTAATCAGAGGCACTCATAAGAATCGTAACGTTCTACTTTCCTACAAAGAAAGTGGTAGCGAAATTGATTTCTACTACCGTATTTATCCTACAATCGAAGAAGCTCTGCAAGTAGAACACGAACTGATCAGTTACTTCAAACAATCCATTTTCATTTGCAATCTCTCTCCAGTAGCCACTAACAACTTAATTCCGATGTCCGAGGAACAACGTGAGTTGCACAGTGGTGCAGTTAAAGCCCAGTACATCAATAACCCTATCCTTCTTCAAAAACATCTTGAACACTTAAAAAGGGTCAATGTAGATCCTAAAGTAAGACAGGGTCGTTCTGACCGCAAGAAAGCTGAGTGGGCTGATCCGGTTAAACGTGCTAAGAACGTCAAGAACGCCAGTGCACGCATGGTCGATCAATGGGCTGATCCGGAGATGCGGGCTAAACGCACGAAGGCTAACCAAGATCGGTATCTGTCCTGCGATCTGAATAACAAGCTTAGTGAAACACATGCTGCTAACTGGCAAGATCCTGAGTTCAGACAAAAGCAAACTGAGATCAATCAACAACGTTACGACGATCAACCTGACCTTCGCGCTAAACTCAGTGCTATTCACACGGAGAAATACAAAGATCCGGAATACAAAGAATTCCGTAATCAAGTAAATAAGAAACGACTTGAAGATAACCCTGATATCGGAAAGAAAATCGGGAGTAAACTCAAGAACCGCTGGGCTGACCCTGTTTACCGTGCACAACAGACCGAAAAGATCAGGGCACGCAATGCTGATCCTGCCTATCGAGCTAAGTTGGCAGAAAGTGCACGTAATAGAAAGAAAAGGAAAACTAAGTAGCGATACTCCCCACAGCCTTCGGGTTGTGGGGAGCTATCTAATCTCCTTTATTTTTTGGTTAAAATACCCACAGAATGAGATTAAAGGGATCCGCGAGTGCAGTTGCAGTTACAATTGCAGTTACAATTGCATGCAGTCCCATAATCGTCGTAAAAAACATGGGTATGCGTCAACAAGGATTCCAACACATCCGTCATTTGAGTGATGGTGGATTGTGACATTGTGGCGCCCGCTACCGGAGGTGTGATATCTGGTTGCGGTGACGCTACTGTCGACACGTATTCAAAAGAAGACGATGGCATATTTGTACCTTAAAATTAATACCACGTATCGGTAATGGAGTGGCTGTGCTGTTTAATCGCATTGATGATGCTAATAAAACGCCGCACCAATTCAGTATTGATAGTGGCCCCGCTAATGAAATCAGGGAAATCAGCCTGGGCTACCGGTGGGATAGGGATAATGAAAGCTATATAGCCATTTCCACCGACTTCACCGGCACGGCTCAAGCCACCCCCACCACCACCACCACCCAAACCACCAAACATGGCGTTGCCGTTTCCAGCCCAGCCGCCACCACCACCCCCTTGGTTTTGTAGCCAAGAACCTTGCCAACGCGAAGTACCTTGTTTAGCGCCAACATAACCATTTAAACCATCACCACCGGAGATATTAACCTTCGGAGGACCACCAACACCAGCACCGTTACCGGCCTGATAAGAATGTTCAATATCGTTGTTACCGGCGCCACCATTTTGACCGTTAAAAAGCCCAATGCCACCGGGGGCAGCTGGCATACCACTACTGCCCCAATTAGAACCACCGCCCCACCAACGAGCACCTCCACCCCCAAAGCCGCCAAGCGCTTCTGCCAGCACAGTATTGCCACGCTTAATGCGTGAAGTACCACCGCGCCCACCAGTACCGCCAGACACATAAAGACCATGTGTACCCTGAGTACCGCCAGCGCCCACTTCAATACTGAGCCATTCACCTGGTGTAACCGGGATAGTCGCAGTGGTAATATAACCAGAACCGCCACCGGCGCCGGGGCCGCTATCCCAATTTGGTTTGGTCGTACTACCTCCACCACCACCTCCTCCTCCGACTACCACGGCATTTAATTCCGACATGTCTGGTGGTACTTGCCACATAATGACGGAGTCAGGTGTAGCGAAGTCGGCAAGGATCCTAAAGCTTTTACCTGTCAACTGATCAGGGCGCAGTACGGTACTGGTGACCCCATTCACTGATGTGGTGCTATATGCCGACGCATTACCGTAAGCGGTCCAGTAGAAATCCGTCACGCTGTGTGTATGTTGGATCCAAGAGTTATAAACCCACATGAGATCCTGGATGTCTTGTGCTCGAATATTTTTACTAGTAGCCAATCGTGCCCGGATATTGTTAATCACAGACTGCATAGCGGCTACATTAAGGTTACTAATCCCGCTCGTTGTTGTCAACATTTGAGCCATTTGTTACTCCTAACATGCCAAGACCGGATGTCGGAAATCCCACTTCTATACAATGATTTCCTAACGTAAAAAAGAACATTCACCACTCCCACTGGTTGTCGCACCAGCGAGAGTAGTGAATCATTCTCTTACGCCCACTGTGCCGGCCAGATCTGACGCCATGCGCCGTTAATCCACATGTAACCAATACCGTTGTTTACCATAAGGCTAGATTCGACACCAGGCACACCTTTAAGAATATACCGAGCATCGTGATCACCACTGTTTTTGTGCGTTTCCATCAATGACTGCACCTGAGCTGGGTTTGTAAAACGTGCTTCCACAGCATCTGCGAATTCAGTAGCTGTAGCCATCTTAAGGTTAGGCACATTTCCCAAACCTACTTGGACTGCGGTTGTTTGATGTGGGTTTTGAATATCACTCGTATGGTTAGTCAACTTTGCATTGATATCTGACAACTTAGTGTCAATTTGTGCCGTGGTATACGCACCCACTTGCGCTGCTGTAGTCCGATGTGGATTGTTGTAATCGACCTTATGGTCAGTTAAGACGCTGTTAAGTGTAGTGAACAGATTGCTAAGTAGCGCATCAGTCTCTGTCTTGAGATATACCTTCAACTGACCTGCCGTTACCTGGTGTGGATTATTACGATCCGCTGCGTGTGCATTCAGGTTATTCGTCAGTTGGTTGATAAAGGCATCCACCGCCCCTTTAACGTAAACGTTAATTTGTTCGGCTGTCACTCGATGTGGATTGCCAAAGTCATTCTCATGTGCTAGCAGAGCATTGCCTTGACTATCCAACTGTGCCTGTAATAGACCTTCGATTTTATCGATGTAGCCATAGATTACATCGTGAGAGGCAGCATCTCCCAATTCCACAGCAGCACGCAGACGGTCGATTGCATGTACCAGATATTCAAACCCGTATACATCACCGATATCATGCAAGTGCATGGAAGGCGGATAGTCTCTCGGCTTAGCAATGATATCCGGCCACGCTACTGGTCTAGAGTCGAGATCAAGATTTTCAATCTGCTGAGCAATAGCTTCAACTGAATACCCGAACTCACCGCCTAGGCATTGATAGTCGAGCGTAACGTTATTACTCACGCTGCTATCAGTGATCAGTATAATAGAACAGATCTCTTTACCATACCGGTAAGTAGGGAGTTCATACATCTCTACCGCTTCAAACTGTTCGCTAGTGAGCGGTAGGTTTGTACTGCTATCGTAGATTTTTAGTGATTCCGTGAAGAACGCGCCATATGTTGGTGCAATAGCACGCACCTTACGGTTCACTAAGGTATGTGGTTCGCCCTGAATAAAGTTATTCGGGTTGGTTCCCGTTGGATCGAGCGGATACCGAATTACCTGAGGCACCATCGGTTTGTCCTTTAAAAGTAATGGGGGTGGGATTACCCACCCCTCATTTATTAAACACCCAGACTAGTCTGAAGGTTATTAAATGCCGTAGTCAGAGAATCAAACGCACTTGCTACATCTGCCTGCAATACAGCGAAGTCATTAGAATCAACCAAAGTAGCATAAGGTCCATTCACTACCTGGAAACCTGTAGGTACCACTGCAGTAACATTGGCCTCAGTGAAAATAGTCGATGCCTGACTCCGTGACAGCTCCGTCACGGTGATGGTACCAATATCTTGCGCTGTAGAGATGTAAATGGTTGCTTGGACATACGAACCGCCGGGTGATGTCGGGTCATCAATAGTTGTCGTGTTCCAGCCAAATGTAGCGTCAGATCCATTACCATGAATACACTTAACATTGACAATCGGCGTACCGATCGTACCGCGAACATTAACTCGCACCAAGAACAAAGTCGAGTCAACACCACCATTAGAGTCGCCACCAGAAACCAACCAAAATGCATCTGGATAGGCCGAAGCTGGTTCGCCGGCACTTGGCATATGTAGATTACCCAGTGCACGATAGTTTGTGCGAATCGACTCACCTGTCGTTCCTAGATGAGTAGTTTGGTTAGCTGCCTTACCATCAATCAAGCCTAGAATGTTTGTTTGCCAGTCATTATAATTCATCCCAGCAAACATATCAGCATTGGCACTTGTACCTTGCTGAACTTGGTCGATAAATTCAGTCGGAGTCAGGCCACCAAAACGATTACTATCGTAAGCAGAGCCAGTAGCCAATACAAATTCCTTGTATTGGTCCTTATCCATACCCGCAAACTTCAGGCTGTCGGACGCAGCGCCTGCGGAAGTGCTCGACATGATCCAAGCAGCTAGTTGACTAGGTGTCATACCGGCCAACGTTTCAGCATTCGCGGCAGTACCTTGCAGTACCGAAATAGCATAGTCGCCCGGAGACAGACCACCAAACTTTGCAGCATTGGATGCGGTACCCGAAAGAATCTGTGTTGTGACTTGTGCTAGAGACAGACCATTGAGATTCTGGGAATTCAGCACTGTTGAGTTTGCAATGTTATTAACAAAGTCGTTATATAACACGCCACCAAAACGAGCGCTATCATACGCTACACCAGAACCCAATACAAATGCTTTATAGGCATCTTGATCCATGCCATTAAACTGCATGGCATTGGCACTGGCACCACCCTGAACATCTTCCAGCAGCTGCAGATATGTGCGCCCAGAAAACAGGATAGAGTTTGCTGCTGTCCCTTGCAAGACATATGCTGCATATTCGGCAGGCAACATACCGTTAAACTTACTGGCGTCTGCAGCAGCGTCTGTGGTATTCAGTTTACTAGCTAGCAAACTATCCATGGCTTGCTTGTTGTATGCATTGACTTGTTCGGCTGTCACTCGATGTGGATTATTAAAATCCTGCAAATGAGTGTTCATGCCGTTACCGAACAATGCAGTAACCAGTTGATTGGCCGACCATGGAGTTAGGTATACATTATCGGATGTACCTGCCATGGCTTCTGCCTTAGAGGCAGTTGGCATGTTCCTTACGTAACCCAAGCCCACTTGTTCAGCAGACACTCGGTGCGGATTATTAAAATCCGCCAAATGGTTCACTAAACCATCTTGTCCTTGCTGTCGAATGTAAGTCTCGATATCACGAAGAGATTCGACCACCTCAGACATACCGACCATGTCGACCAAATTCCACTCGTGATCAATTGGTGGAAATGCATAGGGCATGTCGATTACTTCTTCCCATGCTGTGACGCGTGGGTTATGAAGTACGTTTGCCAGTATTTCAGAAATCTTTTGTTCATCCTGAACCCAAATACCGCCAATGGTCTGGTACTGTAAAGTAACCACACCGGCTAGACTTGTATTAAGGAAGCTAATCGAACCAAAGATCGGAGTGGCGCAAGCTCGACTCGCAGAAATAAATTCATGCGACTCGTACCAGTCTACACCTTTCTGTAGAATCTTTTGTACGCCCACTGTGTCTTTATAAATGATCTTCATGGTGTCCATGAAGTAGGGGGCATATTTTGGCACGATGAAATGGTAATCGCGCCAGTTATTAGCGGTGATGATCTGCTGTTCGCCAGCGATCAAATTACTAGCCAAAAGACCAGTGGGGTCAAATGGATAGGAGGGGATAGTACTCATACACACTCTCCTGGTGAAAGCCGATATCCTATAGAACCTAATGCTAAGTCTATAGTATTTGAGAACCCCACTAGGAGGTAAAGTGCATGTATACCTTGGTTTCAACAGTTGTCAAGACGGTGGATTCTGACGGACGCTGGGAATCTGCCGATATCGGAAATATGCCTATGTCTGATATCTACACTACTTTCCGTCAGACCGTAGCAATTCTCAGCAACCCATTTCTACCAAATAACGTTTCTTTTAATCTGGATGCAGTGCGTAAAGAACAGGCCGGCTCTAGTCAAACTTTCAACGAATACCTAGCTTCACTGGGTGAAAATAGTCTACCTACCAGCCCTACACTTCCTAACTTAAATGTTCGTTATGCTTTGTACGGCGACGCCTTTAAATCTGGCTATAAAGTCAATCCGATTAATGAACTTACATCGCCTGATGCCGAACTACCACTCGGGGCTAAGGATTGGTTGTTCCTTACTCGTCCTAATACCGACTATGCTTTGTTTGGCAAAACTTGCATGGTAACGGTCAATGGCTTTTATCATCGCACTGAGGCCAATGATCAAGGTATTTGGGTAATTGACGGTATGGCTACTGCACGACAGGCTCGCGACAACCATATTGGTATCACGAGCTTTAAGAACCTAGGTACTCTTAAAGTTATTCCAATCACGGATAGCATGATTTATAATCAAACTGCCGATGAACAATTGGGTAAGCGTGCTTATATCAATCTTGGCGAAGACCTCAATGAAAAAACCCTAATGGTGGTCATTGGTGGTTATCTGCACGTTTTGGACCACCGCGTGATCTATCGTGTTGGTGACACGTCTTTCTGCATCGAGTTTGAAAACATCCCGCTACTTGAACGCTTTTATGAGTCGCGTGATGTCATTGATCTCTCCTCTCTTGAACTTGATACTTCGGACTTTAACCCTAGTGTAGTGTCTCCTCAACAACTGTACAGTGATGCTGCTATTCGCAAGTATTTACAGTTAAGTCAGTCGTTTGTAGTGCTACTCGACAACAAAGAAATCTTCGTTGAATATGAAGCACTACCTGCCACCACCTTGCCTGGTTTGTATTTGTCCGATATTGCACCTATCTGGCCAGTTATTAGCGGGTTTGGTCGCACCATGAACTTCTGGTCGACTTATGAGGATGGTCGCTGGTCAATTTCATCTGGCGGCACCGTTCGCCCTAATTACTTATTTAAAACAGCACTAGATTACAATACTGAACAGGCTTTGTCTGATTCGAAAGATCCGACTCATCGATTCTTGAACGATCGATTGTTCCATCAGAAAATCGGCACTAACTATTAACTGACGGCATATAGGCTAGGTGAGGTTTCCCTCACCTAGCCGTATGGCGGACTTATGCCTTAGTGACAGGACCGTGGAATACCGAGTTGTGGTTTTTGACCAGTGTACGGATATCTGTCTCGACTTTGTCGTAACGAAGCCAAGACGGAACCTGCCGTTGGATACGGGCAATGAAAGATTCCTGGGAAGCCTCATCTTCACTTGCCAGCTCAGTCAGATTAGGGACTTCGCGGCCGTTCCAAATGACGCTGTACAACATGCTAGGCACCATCATGGCACCAGGTCGGGCACAAACGTGCATCAGGTCATTGATCGACTTTAACGTATCGACACTCAGATGATCAGTTTCCAGTGACTGGCGGGGAGCCACTTTGGTGGAGAGTGAAAAAATGAAGATCATACGTTTAACGCGCTGAGGTAACCGTCTTGCTACGTTGGCGAACATGCGACCTGGTAGAGTGGTTTCAGGCATGGTTCTACTCCTAGAAACAGTCGTCCAATTGAGTAAAATTGGACGACCACCTATGTGTGATTAATGGGATCCGAGTGTGTCTACTCAAATGATGATGCGAATATTCGAGTAGATGCCAGCGTAAATCCCCACCCCACAATCTGTTGCAATAATCGTGAAGTAACGGAAACTTTCCTTACTTACCGACTTTGCTACCACGTAAACTCGCGGATTACGATCCTGGATGTTTTTCATGGTGTTCCGTTCAGGCATATCAACGCCCAACGTCAGTGTGATGGGACGGCGCCCATTGCCTTTTGTCGTTTGTTCGTTATCGTAATCAATCTCGAGATTGAGCGATGCGAAACCTACGTTAAATTGCGGTTTGAGTTGCTTTTCGAATACACTTTCCCCTTTCTTGTTTTTCTTCGTTTCCTTCAACTCGTAGAAGGTATCCGTTACTTCGTTTACCTTGTAACCAGATGTGGAAGCGAAGCCGCTAGCACTAACTGCGGCAAGATCATGGTAAAGCTCAGACAAGGCGTCCATTGTACGCCAAGAGAGCATCGGGGGATCGAACTCATTCGAAAGCGGCAGCCCCGAGAGAGTTCTGGTGTGAGCAGTGCCTGGGATATAACGGTCGATGGCAAACATGTCATGCGACAACCAATCACTGTAGAAATCCTGATTGTACAGGGTATCTAAGTGCAGAGCAGCTACTCGTTCGGTCGCACCTTCCGGGTAGGTAAGGTTCTCACGAATACGCTCCAGAGTGGCATCTGGAGTACGTAGGGTTACTACACCGTAAGCACCGTCGGCAGTGCGGGTACCAAGAGTCTGATCATCAGCACCATGGTTACCAATGAGGTATACCCCTTCCTGCAGATTTTCCTTCTGGGTAGTAAAGTACATACGACGCAAGCTAATGAGCGGATGGCGCTCTACGCGAGTACGCCAATAGCCATCAGGATCGGACAGTGTCGACTCATTGAACGACGTACCTTTCGCAACAGCTTCTTTGGCGCGAATACGGCCAACCGTGGCAAGCTTATCTGCTTTGTTGTTACCAACACTCTCGATGCTTTCCACGTGACCCTGAGTCCATTCGAGTTTAACGGTAATACCACGTACCGTCAATTCGTCTTTAATGGCCAAGAAACGCTGCCATTCAACACGGTTAGCAACATCTTCACCGTTGACAGTTTTCCAACCATTCTGGACCCAGCGGTGGTGCCATTCATTGCTACCACGAACAACGTATTTGCTATCACACAGCAGCAATACTTCAGACACCACCATTTCCAGTGCCAGTTCCAAAGCACGGGTAGCACCCAACAGCTCTACCAAGTTATTGGTAGCTTCTACTGGATGTGCCGAGTAGAGGTCCACGTACTTGAGAATGTTCACTGGCTTATCGGAGAACCCTTTGTCAATTTCCTCTACGCTCAGAGGACGCGACTTCTCACGATAGCCTGATCGGGTTGCAATAATGCTACCAAGACCGAGACCTTTCTTGGGTTCTTCAACCGAATACAGGTAACCGTGTACACCATAACCAGCCGGACCGGGATTTGGTTTTGCACCACCATCTGGATACAGCACCAAACCCTGGGTAATGTTTTGTTGTGTCATGTCATCAGTCCTTGTAGATACTCAAACCATGATGACACGCAGTAAAATAAGACATTACGTACAGTTGCGCTGATACGCTAATTTAGCGTCATTATACTTCCGGCGAACTTCTTGGTTGTTCTGGCGTAGTTTATTGATG